CTTTCCAACTCCGACAAGATCGAGGATATGGAGCCCGATTGGGTGGCCAACGAGGAACATCTTTGTGCGGTAGTAGGCAGTAGCGTGGTAGGTAGCAAATTGCGTTCATGCATAACGGGTAATTCCACGACGGCCAGCATGAACTGGATCGACTTTCATTATTACTCGGTTCAGCGCGGTATGCAACAGATAGACGCGTTGATGCACTCTCGTATCGCGAACCTGTTTTACGCAAGATATGGCCGTCGCGACAGCCAGGAACAGTGCGGAGGCGGTCAGCATACGAACAATCGTATCACGGGCGGTACGGCGGGTTACGGCATGCAGGATACGATCGGTTATGATGAAGCGTATAAAATAAACGACAAGATCACGAATTCCATCGTGGACGGTTCTATCCACCAGTACGCTTGGTATCGTGGGCAGGACGAGTATGGTTCTCCGACCGTGACTCAGGTAAACAATATCAGTTGTCTGGGCTATGAGGACATCTACGGCCATAAGTACGAGATGATGGACGGTGTTGATTTACCCAACGATAGTGGCAACCAAGGTAAATGGCGTATTTGGATGCCGGACGGCACGGTGCGTTGGGTGAAGGGTAAAACGACCAGTGACCAGTGGATAACAGGTGTTGCCCATGGTAAATACATGGATATCGTACCGGTAGGAACAGCTAACGGCTCGTCCAGTACATATTATTGCGATAAATACTGGATAAGTACCGCAGCCAGCCGTGTGGTCTATCGCGGGTACTACAGTGCGGGTGCGAATGGCGGCGTGTCGAATGCGAATGCGAATAACGATGCATCGTACTCGAACACGAATGTCGGCTCCCGTCTGGCCTTCCGCGGCAAACTCGTTCGGGCGGAAAGCGTGGAAGCGTATAAAGCGATTCGCGAAGTGTTGTAAGCGCAAAGCGCCAAAGCGTGGAGCGAAGCGACTAAAACGAAAGAACGGTGTTCGGATGATTTCCGAACACCGTTCGTGTTATTATAAATACCGGCGTAAGCCGGTCGAAAATGTTTTAAGAAAATGAAATTTGATAGTGCTTTAGTATGTGTGAGAGAGTGCACAACACACCAATTTATACTATACAAATGTAGCGATTTTTGGCGAGATTACCAAATTTCTTAGTAATAATTAGAAGTGAGAAATTAAGTGGAAAAGGGCAGGGTAGGGGGGTAGGGGTGCGAAAAAAAGAACGTTTCGTTTTGGGAAAAAGAACGTTTCGTTCCCAAAAGTCGAAACATTTCGTTTTGCGGATTATACTTCCTTGGTGCTGTCCGTGGACTGCATCAAGTAGTCCATATCAACCCTGCCGTAGAAATTCAAGCTGCTTGCCAACGCTTCAATCGGTGTCAGCCGTTTGTTCGAGTCTATCTTCTTGAACGCCACAGGTTCACGCATGATATCGGACTTGACTAAATCCTTTCCAAGCTGCATTTCTATTGTAAAGACTTCCACACCGAGGCTGTCAAGCATGATAAACTCCTTGTTGTCGTTCTCGTGGAAACAGCCCCATTTGGCAACAAAGGCATCGTATCGGGCGTTCAACTCTCTACGCAACCCGTTATCCTCTTTTTGTTCTTCCCTTTCTTTGATTGACAGTTCAAAGTATGCTTTGCGTATAGGAAAATAGTCTTTCGCCCTATCTGTATTGACCTTACCCTCGTCCACCGGCACAAAATCAATGGCTACCTCTTGATAAAGACTTGATTTTCGATATTGGATAGTACCCACCTGGCCCTCAAACAGTACCATTGCGCCATCTTTCATCCATGCTTCCACCCCATCCGTGTAGGCTCGTTTACCTTTTGCTACTTGTTTCATCGCTACATTCCCGAAAAGAGACATTTGCATATGTTCGCTGCCCTGTCCGTTCCCTGTGAAAAGACTTTTGCGGAAATATCGACCAAAGTCGAGTTTCAGCAGTGCGGCGAGATATTGCGACATGGCATTTTCATTTCCCTGCCATTGGTATTTGCGCACATATTTTCCGTATTGGTTCTGTACAATGCGGCTACCTGTTGCAAGGGTGGTTTTCGGCATGGTAAACAATTTGTTGGCGTATTCGGTCATTGTGCCTATGGCGTCCGCCTTTTCCCTGCCTGCTTGTAAAAACAGTTGTTCCCGTTGTGAGAGTACCGTCTTGTGCGTGTGCTTTTGGAATATCAGCAGGTCACTGCCTACCTCTATACCGCTTGTCTGCATGAAAAGCATATCGGGCAGACGGATTGCACTTATCAGGTCGGCATGATTTACAAGATATTCACGCACGAACTTGTTACCGGGCGTGTCGGCTATGCCCCTCGATGTGATGAAAGCCAATAACCCACCCTCATTCAACAACTCCATCGCTTTGACAAAAAAGTAGTTGTGTATGGTCTTGGTGGCCTGTTCGTACATACCGCCTTTCTTCCACAACTCCGCATCGAATACCCGGAAATTGCCAAACGGGATGTTGGAGGCTATGACATCGAAAGTTGTATGCTCAAAACCTTGTTCTCCAATGGTTTCAAATGCAGCCGTCCGTGTTAGCGTGTTCTCATGGAGCAGGGAAAGTATCATCCCCGAAATGAGATCTTTCTCAATGGCATAGTCATACGTGCCGGACATGGCTATGGGCAGAAAACCGCCTATACCTGCACTCGGTTCGAGAAATGAACGCATTTTGAGGCCGTTTTCGCTGAACGTGGCGTGTATCTGCCGCCCCACTGCATCAACAAGGAATTTAGGAGTGTAAAATGCTGTCAGTACAGATGCTTTGATACCCTCTATGACATTGTGTCGCATGGGTTCTGTGAAATGAGGGTAAGCATTGATTAACTCCTGCAATCTTTGTATCGGTTCTTGCATATCACCACCTATGGGCTTGTCCGTACCTATATTCAACACTTCTTTGATACCCCCGAAACCAGAATATCGGGATAAAATTTCTTTTTCTTCCGCAGTGGCCTGCCTGCCTTGAACTTGGATTTTCATTGCCGTTTCTATGGCTTCCACGTTCGCTACCAATGATTTCAATTTGTTGTAACTCATAATTTAACCTTTCTTTTTTTCCCTTTTTTCGGCCTGTTTGCGACCTTTGGGATTTATTTTTCTGCCTCCAAAAGGTGGCGGAAACAATCTGACAAGGCTGATGCGGAAAAATACGCTCGACAGACGGAGAGGAAGATTTTTGCGGTTCACTCGCGGCGGAACGCCGGCATTGGCAAGATTGGAGCAGCCTATTACCTTTGCGGGAAAATAAGTCCACGAGAGGTCGCACGGCAGCAGCAAAACGATAATAAATGACAATCAAATAGAAAGGGATGAATAAAACTGTAAAACAGGGGTGTTAAAACAGGGTAACGGACAATCGGAACGGATTGCCCGTACTATAATCGGAGGAAGGTGAACTATAAAGGGAGGTGGAGTCGGGTGGATTGGCCCATCTCTTGATAATTGCAGACTATTACTCTCAGAATGACGACTATATTAAATGTCGTAAAAAAATGCAACGGACTATTTTTTTTGTATCATGAGCGTATTATTCAGCAAATTAGTTGTATCTTTGTAATCGCATAGATTTTTTTGAAATGAAAACAGCTATACAGATTGCTAAAATAAGAGCAGTGGTACTCTACATCATGCAGAGTTTCACTCAAGGAGTGGACTATATAAAGTTATTTAAAATACTTTATTTTGCCCAACAGGACCATCTTGTCAAATATGGCAAAGTGATTGTCGAAGACTCTTTCAGAGCATTGAAGCATGGCCCGGTGCCAGCCTATACCTACAAGGCACTGCAAATTGCAGAAGGCAAACCCTTGGATGGGAATTTTGACGAGTTCCTTTCAGACATAGAGGTTCGTGACAAGAAGGTATATACTTCTGCCGTACCCGATATGGACTATATATCAGGTGCCAACAAACGTTGTCTTGACGCTGCTATCGCTAAATATAAGGATACAGACCCTTATGACTTGTCCGATTTGTCGCATGACTCGGCATGGGAAGAAGCGATGACACGCATTCAGGATGATCCTCAAAAAAACTTCATTACCATTATAGATATAGCCCGGGCAGGAAAAGCTACCAAGGACATGGTAGATTATATCCGAGAAAAGCAGATTGTCAAGAACGCTTTATCTTAAATCAAATGGACGACAAAACCGGTGCATTGGAAAAGCTGAAAGCTATAATGGCCAAAGCTGAGCAAGTAGATATGTCATCAGTCAAAATTGGTGATATTATTTATGTCCCCTTGGACGAAGAGGACGGACTGATACTAAAAGACGGATATAAAGACCGCAATAAATATATTGTTATTATCGGCTTTACTCCGGAAGGTGTCGCTATCGGTGCCTTACTGATAAATTCGGAAATAGATTCTTCCAAGAGGTCGGAAGAGCTACTGGACTGCCAATATCCTTTGATGGTTCGGAACTATCGTGATATTCTGGACTATGACAGTTGGCTGGATTGTTCCGATATATTCGAACTTTCAAAATTAAAAATCACGGAAAAGAACGGTAAACTGAAAGGTTGCCTGATTTCCGAAGACAGGGAACGGGTAATGCAGTTTCTAAGAGAGACAGAGGTGTTCGATAATGCAACTAAAAGACGTTATGGCATTATTAAATAATGGCGTTAAATCATAGGGAATGGATAGAATAGGTTTAGATACCAGAATTTCAAGGAAAGAATCGTTTCTATTGGCAAATGACGGTTTGTATTTAGGCAGATTGTCGTTGAACACATCTACTCCTGATTCCATATCCAACAACGAGAATATATACGGTAGTCACTTTTCAAGTATATCTTTCAAGAATCGGTATTCCATATATGGAAGTCCCAGTTCATCGTTAAGTCCATACAATCCGAATACATTAACCCCACCAGTTATTTATTTAAGAGGTGAGAAAATCGGTTGTTTGAGTAAAAATGTGAATCTTACAAATCGTGTAGATCCGGACGTGCTTAATGACTGGATGATAAGTCAGCGATTATTTGATTAGTTTTCCATACAGAAAAATACATAAGTTTCCAATCGTAAATTGGGAACTTATGTATTTAGTAGGTCAAATGCTGATGCCGTCCTATAAAACGACTGGAGTTATCGTTGTAAGTAATAACTTCTTCAGACATCATTAATCTCTACTTTCCAATCTTATACATATTATCACGGGAGTCAAACCGCACACCGCAAAAAATGTAGTCAGGTGTACGCACTGCCCTTGCCGTGTATATATCCTTGCAGTTGCATTCTTCAAGGTATCCTGCCAAACTATCCACCATAATAGCGCAACTTAACTCCGCTGTTTGATGCTTGAACCGCCTGCCGTTTATTTCGACTAACACATAAGGGGCAAAAAAATCAAACGGGCTATTGCTTTCGGGGGATAAGATACCGATGTCTATCAGTCTGACAGGATTTAACTTTTCGTCCTTTGCCTTGTCGTTGTCCTTTTCAATTTGTTCACGTAGCAAGCGGAGATAGCAATCTTTCTTCGCTTCAAAAGTATGTATCGACTTAATCCACTCACGAATCCGTTTCTTAAAGTATGCCATACTATTGGAAACAAAGAGCGTTATCCGTCCGTCTATGACAAAACCGTAATCGGTCATACCACTCCATTTACCCATACATTTATGGCGTACAGGTTCCCATGTCTTGCCTCCTACAAGGGCAACAAATTCATCTACTGCTGCTTTCTCTTTCCTTTTCATTGTATATAGTTTTTAAAAATCAGGAATAGTTGCTTTCTCAATCAAAACGTTGTCGGCATAATACTCAATCGCCCCCGTAGTAACACCAATATCCTGACAAACTGTTCTGAGATAGTTTTGATAGTCGTTTCCAGAAAAGTTCTTACCACATAAGTTTTTGAAAATCATCGGAATGGATATATCGTCTGTACTCGATAGTATCACTTTGCCATTCTGCCTAATCTCTGTTTTCATAATGTTATTTTTTTATTGTTACTATTTCCCTTTGTTCAACCTGTTTGCGACCTTTGGGATTTATTTTTCTGCCTCCAAAAGGTGGCGGAAACAATCTGACAAGGCTGATGCGGAAAAATACGCTTGACAGACGGAGAGGAAGATTTTTGCGGCTCACTCGCGGCGGAACGCCGGCATTGGCAAGATTGGAGCAGCCTATTACCTTTGCGGGAAAATAAGTCCACGAGAGGTCGCACGGCAGCAGCAAAACGATAATAAATGACAATCAAATAGAAAGGGATGAATAAAACTGTAAAACAGGGTAACGGACAATCGGAATGGATTGCCCGTATTATATCGGAGGAAGGTGAACTATAAAGGGAGGTGGAATCGGATGGATTGGCCCATCTCTTGATAATTGCAGAATGACGACTGTATTAAATCATGGGGAATGAGTAAGTCTTTTTGATAAGGCAGAATGCAGTTCGGAACAGGCAACCTGAAAAACAATGTTTTTTGTTTGCTTATCCGCCAATCTTTCGTTATCTTTGTCAAAATGAAGACAGCAGACGGTACTTTCGGGTACGGTCATTGTCGTGACATGGAAGATTCATACTCGGCTTGGAAACAGGCGGAGATTGATATACATATTATACGTTCACTGAACGTCTTGGAATAGAAAACTGACACTTATCAAAAAGACAAGATGTATAGCAAAATATTCATACTGTATGTTTATACAGCAAGGGTTTGCTTATCTGCCTTTTAGGTATGGCAGTACCTCTATTCCGGAATAGCGTGGGTTCATGCTGTTCTTTAGGGTGCAAGGTGGACATAATTCTTAAAAACACATTGAATATGAAACAGATTTCCTTGCACGTGTATCAGTCCATCGACGGTTGTCCGGCTCCTTCGGACAAGCATTTTGATGCGGCTGTGGATGCCTCCAGTTGTGTGCTGATTGACGAAGAAACTTACCTGCGTATTTATATGAACCATTTGGGTTGGCCGATTACGGCGAAAGAGACTTTGGTTGTGACGAACGGCGGCATCGACCTGACGGAGAATGAACGAGTGAAGTTCATCCAAGGAGATGCAGTGGCAGAACTGAGACAGATGAAGGAAGACGGCGACGGTATGGTGGTGGCTTACGGTGAGGAAATCGGGGCTTTACTCTTGGATAACGGGCTGGCGGACGAAATCACAGTGACAACCGTTCCGGTACTAATCGGCGGCGGCGAAAAGGCATTGGAATGCGGATTGAATGACGGCAGAGCTTGGATTGTGCGGTCAAATAAGGTGCTGGTGGACGGAAAAATGAGGACGGTGTACGGGAAGGTCTAATATGACAAATAGATATTATAGCAAAAGTGCAGCAACCAATTGCTGCACTTATTTATAAAAAGACGTGCCTTAAACATGCTAAATAGGCGAAAAGTAAGGCAAGTATATTACTTTTTAAGCCGAATACTAAAAAAGGTAGAGAAAGATATAAGGAGGATGGAGCCTCCGAAGATATAAAAATACAGCAACACCAACTAAACCGGCACATAGGTAAAGCCGGGCAATACATCAGAACTAATAGCGTACTTTGCCATATCACGCTATGGCTGACAAAACAGCCTTTACATGAATGGCAAAGGAGTCACCGCTACGGCTCGGAATATGCGAAAACAAGATGGCTGTTATACGATTGAGCTGCCATAGAGATTTAGAACTTTTAGTCCATTCGCTGTAGCCTTACGATAAGTATAAAACGTACCACCCTTGGGGTTGCCGTCATACCAGGCAATAAGAGACGAACTGTGAAAAACCATATAGTCGTTGCGTCGAAGCAAACAGCCATGGTAGTAGTGTTCGCTCAGGATGATAACATCATCCGAGTTACAGAGAATAGTATCATACCGGGCTTTCATCGCATCGTTCCACCGCTCGGATTGTCCGCGATACGGTACTACGGCAATAACTTGCAGACCTGACAATTCGGACTGCAACGCAAGAGCAACTTCTGCCGCCAGCATATCAAACCCCATGGCACAACCACAGTAAAAATGACGATAACCTCCAGCGTATGCCTTGGTTATCGCTGCCTTTAATTGCAGCTTCAGTTGCTTCCTGTATAGGAATGGAATATTGCGGTGTCCACTGAAGCAAACGGACACTGCCTTATCATACTTTGTCTGGGTCATATTATTTCACTTTGTAATGGGTTCTTGCGAGGAATATACCTCCGAGTACATTAGCACCAAGGCTTTCAAGCTGATTGGCATAGGTAGCATAACTCAGCCCTTTGGTTATCACATCATCAAAGACTACCACAGACCTGCCGTTGAAAAAAGCCGAATCAAACTCAATGACGTTTACCTTACGGATTTCTTTCTCTGCCTTACGGTTTTCGTGAATGGTTAGCCTCTCACCACTCACTGATACATGGTCATAACCATTGATAGCTCCCGTCAGTTCGCATACTCTTTGGCAGAATGCTTTGTAACGTATCTCGTTCTTCTTATCGGTGGATGCCGGTACGGGAGAAAATACAATGTTAGTACATGATGTTCCATAACGTTCGGTCATGTTGGCTGCCGTGCGTTGAGCAACCTCTTCGTATGCCCGTCCATCCTTGAAATCAAAGACTAACTTGCGGTCTGCTATCTCACGCTCACTCACATTGCGTATGCGTGCAGGAAAATACTTGCAGAACCATGCCTGTGGCTTGTCCAACTGTTTTTGAAGTTCTATGTCTATCGTCTTTGCCATAACTCTGATAATTTTTCTTTTTCCCTCTTTTTGAAGGCTGTTCAGCCTGCTGAGGGATATTTTCTGCCATCAACTGCCGCCCAAGAATACCGATAAGACAAAACGGCGACAAGAAATACGCTCTGACGTGTCAGAGGAAGATTTTTCGTTCCAGCGATAGTGGCGATTTGATGTTTGGTAAAAGGCGGCTTACTTTGCGGAAAATATGACTACAGCAGAGCTAACCAACAAACAGAATATGCTTTCTTACTACAGGCGGTTGTCATATAGACATGTAGAATAGGTGCAAGATTTATAAAAGGAATGGGTGGGCAGTGGAACGTCTGTGGCTTGCCGGTCCAAACTTCCCGATGAAGTGACCATACAACTTAGTCTCAAATCTGGCGAAGCGTAAGCCTTGGCAGTTTGTGACCGAGGTGTACGGTCTTTTCATGTTTGGCTTCCGTAAAGAGTCTTTCACTCACCCCATAGCAGCTCTGCTGCCATAAGGTGAGTGAATGTCTCTTGCGGACAAGTCCTGTGACGCTCCGCTGATGGTGTGGGGCGAAGCTATAAAAACAAACAGACGGCATTGCCGGTTACAAAAGAACAGATAGCAGAGGTCGCTGCAAGGACAACAGATTGGCTTGATTGACACTTGTGGCAAATGTGCCATCGTCCTTGCTTTATCCCAAAGACTGGTACACAGCATATAGCAGACTTGTATGCCATTTGCCGTGTACCGGTCAGGGCGAACATCTTCTATAAAAGTTGAGCATGTACAATTAAAAGAGGAAATTGTATGGGTAAGACTTTATGATATAAAAGTGATATGGCTTATAAATTATCGGTGCTATTTTAGATTAGTGCCACGATTTTGCTAACTTTGCAAGTGAGTGAAAACGAATTTGATATAAGTAATGAAGCCATAACCCCCATATCCGATTATGTCGAAATACACCGTAATGTTGTAAATAACCAGATTGAAACGGGCTGCTTCATTCAAATAAAAATACGATGAATGCAAGACTATTGTTCATACTCCTGCTTTTCACAATTGGGGCATTGTGGTATATTATCGGCTACTGGCGACGAAAAGCAGGAGAAGCGGCATTCGCCGCCGCACGGTTGACCGAAAAGAGCGAGGAACGTGAACGTTACTGTCGTCTGGCGGTAATGGCCGGTCATCGGGAAGCCTGCCGTATGTTCTGTCTCTTGCATCCCGAACGGTTTGATGGCCATTCTCCCCATAAGCCGTTCAAGTTACGAGGCATCCGAATCTCCTTTTACGGATATTACTATCCGTCACGATACAATGCGCTGCTCAATGATGAACAGAGGGCTTTCTGCCATTCCATCTACCAGTTCAAACAAGGAGATATACACGGAATCGAGTTCTTTAAAACGTGTATGAATGCCTTGCAACTGAAAAAGAGACCTTACCATATAATGTTCATGCCGTGTAGCAACTGGATAAAATACGGTCAACGGTTCAAACGGCTCGACTGGTACATCGGAAAGCACCGACAGGATTTAACTTCAGGACTATACGACGTTGATATTTGCGATGCACGAGAAAGCCTGCATGAGGCCAAAGGTGGAGAGAAGCGTATCCTCGAACGAAACTACCTCATTACCGGAAAAATCAAAGGGAAAGAGATTATCATCATAGATGATGTGCTGACAACCGGGCAAAGCGTGGTGGATTACAAGGAAGAGATAGAACGGTGCGGTGGCAAAGTAGTGGCGGCTATCTTCTATGGCAAGACGCTCTCCATGCCTTCGATGCTCCTTGTACAAATACACGTCTGGGGCAACCATATTGCCCATATTATTGAACGGATGACAAAGTAACCGGAACGTTTTCAGCCCTTTTCACTTCTCTTTTACAAACCTGCCAATGCTGATATACACTCCTGCCGGATGGATTGGATATAATCGAGTATAAGCGAGGGGCTGATACTCCTGCCATTGAGTTTGCAGGTGATATGCAGGTGTTCGCCGGTGCTGCGTCCTGTGGAGCCGGTAATGCCAACCACATCACGAGGATGAACTATTGCCCCTTTGACGATAAGAATTTTAGAGAGATGACAATAACTGACGGTGTACCTACCATGCCGCAAGGTTACATACTTGCCGGAAGTCTTGTCCTGTCCGACCTTCACGACCACACCCTCCATCATGGCCATCACCTTGTCGCCACGTGCGCGCAAGTCCAGTCCGCCATGAAATTTACTCTTTCCCGTAAACGGGTCCTTACGGTAGCCATAAGGCGAAGTGACCTTGATATAACGTAACGGGTAACTTACACTCAAGTAACGATCCATCCACTTTTTCTTATCCATATCTGCGGATACCGGGATACCTGTTGAAACTTCCTGTACGGAAATCTCGCTTTCGGATGCCGGTTCCGCTTGGTCTAACCCCATATCCAATACCTCCATCTTGTAGCGTGTTGGGGTAACGGCAACGGTATTGAATTGTGCTTTGGCTGGCGTGATACATAATGAGACACCCGTCATCATCAATAATAAAATCTTTCTCATGGCAGCAAAGTTAGCACGCTCTTCTTATGGTCTGTCCATTGCCGACTGTTTTCTCTCCAAATATAACTATTTAATCAATTTTGAATATGATTATTTGCGAAAAATCATATTCAAAACATTAAAAATACCACTTTATAATCACTTATAAAGAAATGTTTTAGTCATCAGATAAGAAATCGCTCTATATTTGCTGAGTATAATTTTATAACATCGTTCAGAATATGAAAAAAGAACAATTTGAGTTCAACGAACTGCCTTATCCGACATTGGCCCGCTTTGGGCTTACCCAAGAAATGATTGAAGATTTGCCCCTGTGTATCCTGAAAGAAATCGGGAAAGGCGGCTACTCGCCGGTACTGCCCATGCGTGTCACTAACGAGAATGGCGAAGTAATCGAGAGTCGCAGTCGGTTTGCCTTTATCCGTATGGATAGCGGCGAGGTGGATGTGGTCTTTTATCCCACACTGAAGTCGTCACCACTGGAATGCTACAACGAGGAGCAGCAAAAACAGTTGCTTGACGGCAAATCCATCATTGCAGACGTGGCTATGGCGGACGGACGACGCAGTAAAGCTTTCGTGCAAATCGACGAGGAGACAAAACAGGTGATGTATGTTCCGACACCCATCATCGCCCGTAACCTGAAAGTGCTGGCAGAGGTAATGCACTTAGGTACAGTAGAAGTAAACGGAATGCAGCATGGTGAGCCTCTGACGGTGGCAGTGGATGGCGAACCTGTCACGGTAGGCATCGACCTTCACAACAAGACAGGCATCCGTTTCTGCGCAGGTGACGCGCAGAAATGGAAAGAGCAACCCAAGCGTGAATGGGATAAGTACACCTTCGGTTGCTACGGTTGCTGGGTGATGAATGATGACGGCAATCTCGACTACGTTCCAGAGGAGGAATACACCGAAGAACTGTGGAACGAACAGAAGAAAAGCGGTGAGCGTAACCGAATGGCAGGTATTCAGAAATAAAACCTATTTAATATAAGCGTATGGCACAACAGAAATATTATCCCGAAGAGATTCTCGTCGAGAAGATGCAGAGCGGCGAATACGGCTGGCTCGATTACATCAATCATTTTTCTGCCGAGTGGCAGGAGGAGTACGCCCATTACTGTGAGGAAAAAGGACTCACGGTCTGCGAAGATTCTGCCGCCGGGTTTGTCCGTTTCAAAGACGAACAATTGGAAGCGGCTATGAAATACGGCAACGCATAACAAGTAACCATCATAACATCAGACTATGACGATACGAACAAACACTAATCCTCGGCAGATGGACTTGCAACCCGAAATGCGCAATCTACTGATGCGTAACGGACTTCAAGCCCATGTCGCATTTGACGGAGGCGGCTACCGGCTGATTGTGCAAGGGCATGATTCACCGTTATTGGTCTATCCTATAACAGAACGACAGATGTTGGCTCTGACGGACTGGGGAACGAATACGGCCAACAAGAAAGCCTACAACATACTCACGAGTATCATAGGAAAAGATTTCTATATGCCGAAAAATTTCGTCCATGCCCGCAATGCCAACGGTCGCGTGGCGATGGGGCTACATGGCTACCGCATCGGTATCGGTGAGTACGGACACATGGGGCGACTGGGTATGCCCCCTCCATTCCTTGGTTGGACACCACGCGAACAGTGGGGTTTCCACCTACGCAGAGTTGGTGGGCAGCTTTTCTTTCCGGGGCCATCCATCGTACCCGAACGCCCAGACGGGCGCATGAAGCCCGGCGAACTGCAATCGGGTGGCTACGGCTTTTACTACAAAGGCGGTCAACAGGAGCAACCCATTGTACAGCAAGATGTATTGAAGAACTTGCAGGAGGTCATTACACCGCTTGTCAGCCGTCCGCGCAGCAAGGAACCGGCACAAGCATACAAGGAGTTGATTGCTTCACCAGTCTATTTTTCCAACGAGAAATGGTCGGAGTGCCTTACTTCGCACGGTCTTATCGTGGATATGGAACGGAGGACACTGACCGTACAATCGGAAAGTGTCAATGCCGATATGGTCTATGACCTGACGGAAGAAGAAGTGAAAAAACTGGCTACCGCATCCATCGAGGAACAACCTGTGGAGAAACGGCTGGATCTGCTGAACGGCATTATCGGAGCGGACTTTGCCGATAAAGTAACGATGGAACAGCTCAACAGCGAACAACGCATCAGTATCGGCCTGCATCCCGAAGTGCGGCATGAACTGGAAGAACGGCAGCGGCAGGAACAAGAATTATTCATGCAGCAAGAAACTCCGATGCGGCAGGAATACATACAGGGCAGTATCGGTGCAGCCGTGGACGGTCGTGACCTGCAACTACTCAACGAAAGCAAAGGCTGGTATCGTGAGGAGAAACATGGCCGGGAAGTAGAGGTCAGTGACATTGCCGTGCAACCGGCACAGACGGAGGGTAAATACAAGATGTCCGCTGTTATTGACGGACAGGTCATCAGCCACGAAATCAGCCAGAAAGACTACGACAAGTTTCTTGCTGTGGATGATTACCACCGGATGAAACTTTTTTCGAAGATTTTCAACGAGGTGGATATGAAGACACGTCCTGAAGCGAACAAGGGGCTTGGCGTGAAGATATTCGCTGCCCTTACCGCCGGTGCTGTGGTGGCATCGGAAGTCGCACATGGCTTCCATCACCACCACTCTCCGGAGTTCTATGGCGAACGTTTCAGCGGACCGCCACATCCATACTTCAAGCCCGGTGTAGATACACCGAGAGATGTGGCCATCCGTAATTTCGAGGCACAGATGAATCAAGATATTAATGAAATGAGAAGAGGGAGGTAAACCTATGAGAGACGGAGACCTTACATACGATGACTTTCTGCAACGACTAAACATCCAGGACGTATTGATTGACGCAGGGTATCACCTGAACCGTCGTGACGGTCTGCGCTATCCCTCGTATGTTCGTTTGGACAGCGACGGCAGACGTATCCGTGGTGACAAATTTATTGTGACACAACAAGGAAAATGCTGTTTCCACGCACAACAACAGAAAGTTTATAACATCATTTCCTTCATCAAGGAGCATCCGCACTTTTTCACGGAGTACCATGCGGGTATGTCTCCGGACAGACTGGTGAATCTTGTCTGTAACAGATTACTGAACATTCCTGTCACTGAACGGAAAACCCGAATAGTGAACCCTAAACGAGATGTAAAGCCATTTGACATAGCGGATTACGACATTCATAAGTTCAATCCGCAGAATCGGGAAACGCAGAAAAAATTTTATCCTTATTTTAAAAGCCGAGGTATCGACCTTTATACACAATATGCCTTCCATCGGCATTTTTATCTGGCTACGAAACATCGGGAGGACGGTGCGACCTACACGAACCTGTCCTTTCCACTAACCCTGCCCAAAGGCGACGGAGCGATTGTGGGACTTGAAGAACGAGGACGTGCCCGTATGGACGGGAGCGGCAGCTACAAAGGCAAAGCCGCAGGGAGCAATTCAAGCGAGGGACTGTGGATTGCCAGCCCTGCCCGCACTTCTCTCATCTCCGCCAAACATATCTATTGGTTCGAAAGTGCTTATGATGCGATGGCATATTACCAACTTCATCAGGCACAGAACAAGGATCTGCGAAAGGCGGTATTCATCTCTACCGGAGGGGCACCGAGCCAGCAGCAATTCATAGGAGCGATAAAAGCAACTCCCCATGCCTCACATCATCTTTGCTTCGATCATGACCGTGCCGGACAAGTCTATGCTATCCACTTTGCTCTCACTCATGCAGGCTGGAACTTCTCCACCTGTCTGTCACAAACCGGCAGACTGATTGTACAGAACAACAGCGAAGACTATTCACAGTATGAAATAGAACTTGAACCATTCAATTTTGAAAAGATTACAGCCGTTCTGGGTATAAATGATGCAAAACAAAATTTGAAGAATGGGGAGCGTGACGACATGGGAATTGGTGACGGCTATCTACAGGAAATGAGAATGGTTTGTATGGATGAGTACGACATGGCTCGTGACGAAGGTTCTGCCAGTGAGGAAGAATTAGAGAAAATGAGAAGCAATCTGGAAGCCATCGAAAAAGCGATTGATGCTTCCATTTCCGGTCCGGAAGCTACAGGATGCATCTTGTATGAATCTGCCGCAGAGGGTTATAAGGATTGGAACGACCAGCTACTCGGCAAACGGATAAAACCAGAGAAGGACAACCTTGACGATTGGGAGATCAGCGGTAAAGCCACGCTGAATCATGCCTTGTCCGATTTGCCCGAAGTCAATCCGGAACATATCCGAAACGGATTATACGACGAAGCAGACCATGAGGCTGTGCGAAAGCGTCTTGAACGTGCGGACAGAGTAATATTCTCCTTTGAAACCAATGACCAAGGAATGTCAGATAAGGGTTTTCAGGAAATGTACAAGATACGGGAAGAACTTGCCCGGTTGGAAGTGGATATAACCAATTCTCTTTCCGGAATGAGAGAAGACTTTCATTCCCGTTTTCACCGATAATCCATAAAACCTATGCAGAGAACTTGTCACAAAACCATTGTCATCCATCCACATACCGGGCAATTTGTCATCAACGAGCTGCCCACTCTCGTGCTGTGCGGCACTGTATGGGTGTACGGAGGCATGGAAGGGCTGCCATTGACAGCTATTGCCACAGTAATTGCCTTGATACTCTCGTTACTGTTACTCTACCGTTATCTCTACCTGCGGCGAATCCGTTATTGCATCGGCACGGAACAACTTGTCAGTGAATACGGTATTATCCGTCGCAAAGTGGATTATATGGAGCTATATCGTATCGTGGATTTTCAAGAGCACCAAAGCCTGCTGCAACAATTTTGTGGGCTGAAAACCGTACGTATCCTTTCAATGGACAGAAACACGCCCCGTCTTGACCTGATCGGTATCTTCCATAGGGACGACCTCGTGTCAATTATCCGTGAACGGGTAGAAACTAACAAACGAAAAAAGGGAATATATGAAATCACGAATCATTAGTCTGGGGCTGGTTGCCTCGCTGGTATGCCTGCTTCCACAGGTGGCAGAAGCCCAAATTGCGGCTTCCAATCCGTTGGAATGGACTGCATTGGCCGAAGGTAACGAACTGATAAACGGGCAGATTGAAAAACAAATAAAGGGACAGACACAAACAGCCTTGCTCCAAAACAGCATCGCTACCGAGTTCAACCAAATCCACAAGTGGGAGAAGCAGTACAACAGTTACCTCAAGACAGCAAGCGGTTACGCTTCATCACTGAAAGCCTGTACGCATCTCTACAATGACGGTGTGCGGATTTTCCTCACGCTGGGGAAATTAGGCAAGGCCATCCAAAACAATCCGCAGGGCATTGTGGCCAGTATGAACATGAACAACCTCTATATAGAAACAGCAACGGAACTTGTCTCTGTTTTTACATTGCTGAATGACGCTGTGGCCAAAGGTAGCAACGAAAACATGCTTACGGGGGCAGAACGCAGCAAGACGCTATGGGCGTTGAACGACCAACTATCGGATTTTAGCCGGAAGTTACATCTGCTCTATTTGAGCATACGGTACTATACTTTCAATGATGTGTGGAACAACGTAACGGCAGGAATGCTTGACCGTGACAACGGTGAGGCAGCTCGTATGGCTCTGTCCCATTGGCACAGGGCGGCAGCTCTCGTCCGATAAAATATATCAGTTATGAAATGGACAATTTGGATAAGTATATTACTGCTGTGTCTTACCGGTATCGGTGAGGTACAAGCGCAGAATGACCCTGTACTGGCCGGAATGATTGCAGTATATACCGAAAAGGCAGAGAAGGAGCTGAAGAATCAGGAAAAGGTCATGCTGATGCAGACCACCGGACATATTTGGACAAAAGAAGAAGTGCAGGCGACAACAGACCTGCAACGAGAGTTTAATAACTATCTAAACTCTTTCCGGTCAATAGTCTGCTATGCGGCGCAAACTTATGGGTTCTATTATGAGGTATCGAGGCTGACAGACAATATGGGCGACTTCACCAAACAATTGAAGCGAAGTCCAGCCAATACGCTTGCCGTAGCCCTATCCACACAGCGCAACAAGATTTATAGGGAACTGATGATGAACAGCGTGGAAATAGTGAACGATATACGCACAGCGTGCCTTTCGGAGAACAAGATGACGGAAAAAGAGCGTATGGAAATTGTCTTTGGCATCCGTCCAAAGCTCAAAACTATGAACACAAAGCTGCAACGACTGACCAAAGCGGTAAAGTACACGACAATGGGCGACATTTGGCGGGAAATCGACGAGGGTGCACGTCCCGAAGCTGATAAACGTAGTATCGTGGACGCAGCCAAGCGACGTTGGCGACAGATTGGAAAGAATGTAAGACCTTAAAAATGTAATGATATGGGAATTTGGGATTCAATATTAAAATATGGCGGCAAAGCAGCAAAAGCTACCGGAAGAAGTATGGGACATGCTGCACTGCATCCTTCACAAACCTTACGGGGCACAGGACAAGCCGTCAAGACCGCAGCCATCGGCGGTGCAGTCGGTTATGTGGGTTGGGAGAAACTAACCACAGATAAGAGCGTGGTACATATCGTAAGCGATGCGGTCATAGGGAAATCGGCTACGGATACCCTTGCAGATGCAGCGGACGGTGTGCGAGAACTGACAAGCAAAGCCGGAGAAGCAGTCGGTTCCGTCAGCGGTACGGTAGCCGGCATAGACTCAAAACTGGGTGGAGTATCGAATTTTCTACGGCAAGTCTCCAATGGCGGAGTTTCCGATATGTTCGGTAACTTTTTCCGTAATCTCGGACAGGGTAACGTGTCGGGATTGAGTATAGCGGGACTGGTCGCAGCAGCATTTCTTATATTCGGACGCTTCGGCTGGCTGGGCAAGATTGCCGGTGCATTTCTCGGCATGATGCTTATCGGTAACAATGCCGGTATTTTCCGCACACCTGATACGAGAAGCATACAACGAATACAGACACCCGCTCTTCCCGTTGAAGAACAGACGAATAGCGGGGGGATGAAAAGATAAGAATAAGAATCAAATATAATCACATAATGAAATATACAGAAGAAATGATCCTGCAATCCGAAAGTGGATACTGTATGCCTTTTGAAGAACGGAAGGGCAAGGATGTGAAACTATCGCTCGGCTATGGCGAACAAACCGATCCGACAACGGGCAAAACATATTTTCATCATGGCATCGACTTCGATGTACGGTGTTACACACTGGCGGCTGTCGCCAGCGGTATCGTGTCAGGTATAGGCAATGACCCTATACTCGGCATCTGCCAAACTATACGCTATGGGGAGTATGAAGTGACCTATGGGCATTTGTCAAATGTCTTCGCCCAGTTCGGACAGCGTGTCAAGGCCGGACAGACTGTAGCTTTAAGCGGTGACAAGCTGCATATCGGGATACGCTTCAAGGGTGAGGAACTGAATCCGCTGGAATTTCTAACCATGCTGTATGGGAATATCCAAGCATTGTGTCATGCTGATGGAGGCGAAGCGGCAACATCTCCCAACATGGAGATGGCACTGACCACCGATTACGAGCAGGACAGACAGGAAATAGAGGAATTGATGCTACGTTTCCTGCCCTACTACATGGAAGACTTACAGCGTGGTGCATACCGACTTCCTCCACATACGGAGCAGTCACTCCGCCATGTCTTTACAATGGGAGCAGTCAAAGAATATTTCTATGAAAATATGCCAAGTATATCCAACCCACTCGGACTGGGACATAAAGCAATGCCGCTTGCTTGTAAGGTGCAGAACCTACTCATTGCGGACTTCCTGCATTACCTTGCCCTACGGCATGGCGTGTACTTATCGACGATGGGCGATGATGTAAAAAAAAACTCTACGACGAAGCCCTGACCCATAGTGGTATCATTGACCCACTGGCAGAATTAGACATAGACATCCAGAGCTTTGACATACCGAGAGCAGTCACGGTATATCCTGACCGGGCCGGTGTGCGCTGGTGGACGAAAGCATGGTTCAATAACCGGGAAGAGGGCGAAGCATCGGTGGAGATTGAGCGAGAACAAGCGATACGCTTCATTCACGACAACATCGAGAAGGATGTATGGCTGGAAGAGTTTTATCCCAAACAGATGGAAATTTACCACAACGCCATCGAGCAGACAAAAGAGCAATTATTAATGAATAGAATAGGATAAACATATAATACACTATGGACGGAATCAAGCATAGCGGACGGTTTGCAGAAATGGAACGCCTCGTGAACGACTATTTCAACTGCCATATCGCACCCATCATGTCAAAAACGCGGACTGACCTCATACGGAATCAGGGAGAGGAAATGAAAGAATATTCCACCTCTTTAGGTGGTATTCTCAGTATGATGGCATCTTCGGCACAACCAATGAGCGACCCCTATCAAGCACTCAAGGTCACAGGCGAATGGAACTCCAAAACAACAGAGGACTATATCGAGATGTGCAAGACGGAGATTACCGGTTCCGAGGAAATGCAGCAAGACCTTGCGTATATGGCCGGGCAGTGGCGGGATACCGTCGTGCAGGAAATCGGAAGGGCACGTTACAATGAGTTGTCAGAACAGCTCGGTTGTGACCTCGCCTATGCCTATATGGACCACCGAATAGAGGAACTGATGATTGACCGGTTGGTGAAAGAACGTATGCCCAAGTCTTCCGCTGACTACATCATCCGAAAGGCTGCCGAATCGAGTCTGCTGGGATTATCGCAGACGTTAAGCCGTTCACCGCTGACCGATGAAATAGAGGCACGAGGCGAAGCAGCTTACCGCCCGAACAGATGGGAAAAAGGTACGGGATGGATGTTGGGCACAGCCGCAGATACCCTGATGATGGGTGGTACTGGTTCATGGACGACACTGGCAAAGTTTACCGGTGCAGATGTGGCTATTGCAGCCATCACCAATCATTTTGAAGGCAAGAAGCCTGATACCCTTTCAGTAGAACAGTGCATCAGTAAAGGAGTGTTCGGCAGAGACAGAAACGTATTCGACGATTTTCGCAAAGAGGCAGCCCAAATACAAATCAAAGAGAACACGGCGATTGGTACAGACAACAAGCAACTGAAAAAGAAAATCCCTGTCATGGACTTTGGCTTCATGGAATGGACACAAAACCAGAATAGCGGTTTATTGTGGCCGAATGTACAGAGCAAGGAAGAACAGAAATATGAGGAACGGTACAAGGATGTGCCGATTGTTGTTGCTCCCGGACAGGAAGAAGCCTACTTGCAGTCTTTGGAACAATGTGACAAAGCGAAAATGGTCAGGACAGAACAGGATGAAATTATGAAAGAAGAGAAGCATGAAACTGTTGTTCCTGCCAATGATGCGGAACAACATGTACAAACGATACAAAGTGCGCAAGTAGCACAGGGAAACGGTTGGGGCGGACTGCTTGGTATGCTGGGACTGGATGGCATAGGTAATATCACAGGCAATCTCGGTTATGTAATGGCCATGCTCCCTGATGTTCTACTGGGAATATTCACAGGCAAGACAGAATCATTGCATTTGGAAGACAATATGTTACCGATAGCGAGCATTGTGGCGGGTATGTTTGTGCGTAACCCGTTGCTGAAAATGCTCCTGATAGGCCTGGGAGGTATGAACTTGTTGAATAAGGCAGGACACGAAGCCTTGAAAGAACGAACAGAGGGAAAACTGAACGTAACAAATGAGAACAATGTGCAGTACCGACGCTATACAAATGAAACTCTGAACCCACGTATAGTAAACCCTGTATTGCAAGATAGTACGTTGATTGCCACGATAGACCGAGTACCGTGTACCATCCAGTTGTCACCGATTGTAGCAGAAGCCTACCGTACCGGGGCATTGCCTTTGAACACGCTGGCAAATGCTGTCCTTGCCAAGAACGACCAGCTTCGCCAGGCTGCCGCACGGAATTATGAGGACGGAAAACTGGAAACCATCGTGCGCCCACGGGGTATTCAATAATCCTATAATCAAATAAACGATGAAAGAAAAATCGCAAATCGAAAAGAAAGCCGAGGAAAAACAAATCACCTTGCTTTCTACGGCTTTGAGTGAAGCCTCGAATGCCGGTGGACACTGGCTCAACGCATCAGGAAAGGGATACCCGCGCTTCTATCCAAAGGGTGTTTCTGTCAGCGCATTCAATGCACTATTCATGACGCTGCATTCTGATAAAAATGGATGCAAAACCAACCAGTTCACGCTATTCAGCGATGCCAAGGCACAAGGAGCCTCGGTGCGTGAGAATGAGCAAGGCGTTCCATTTTTGTTTTATAATTGGAACAAGTACGTTCACCGCAATAATCCAGAACAGGTTATCAGTCGTGATGACTACATGAAACTGTATGAAGAGGAACAAAAATTATATAAAGGTGTACATAACCGTGAAATTCGCACTTTGTTCAACATTGACCAGACGACACTACCCTACGTGGATAAGGAGCGATACGAAACGACGTTGCGGCGGTATGGAAGTGCAGTGGAAAGAGGATATACGGAAGCTGACAACCGACGGTTGCATATTCAATTCAACGACTTCCTACTGAGGATGCGAGACAACCTTGTGCCTGTTCGTTTGGATGGAAGCGGTGTACCCCACTACGAAACAGATAAGGATGCGGTCTATATGCCGCGACAAAGAGAGTTCAGACATTATCACGACTATATACAGGAAGCCTTGCGGCAAATCGTGAGTGCTACCGGACACCAACAACGATTAGCGCGTGAAGGTATGGTGATGAAGAACGGTGTGGCTCCTTCGGAGGATGCTGTCAGACAGGAACGGTTGGTAGTGGAACTGGCTTCAGGGATTAAAATGTTGGAACTGGGGTTGCCAGCACGGTTGTCTGAAGAAAGTCTGAAGACAGTGGAATACTGGTGCCGGGAGCTAAAAGAGAACCCGAACTTGATGGACGCTCTCGAAAGTGACGTAAACAATGCCATCGAAGTAATCAATAAAGCGGAACGGGGCGAGAAAATCGAATACGCCACCATGCGCAACCGGCGAGACACTTCAACCATGCAGGAGCAAATGCCCAAACATTATTTTGTGTCGAACGAGATTCGGCAGCATCCGGATAAAGAAACGAAAAAAATTGTGCTTGTTATTGACCCACAGGCAAAAACCGCAGATGTAATTCTTCCAGCAGGGGCTTCTACAGAGGCAGATAACGAGATACCGGGAATGAACAAGGGACGTATCATGCGAGCGTTGCAGAAAGATGGAATCGAGCAGGTACGCTTCTACAATACGGATGGTGCATTAGGTTATCGACCCGATGACAGTTATTTTGCCGAGAAGATAATTATGCTGGCCCGGCTGAAGAATTGGGCAATGGAGAAGCTCTCCACACTGGACGTGGCGTCAGCGGTCAAACAGGCGAATGAGATCGGATTTGACCACGTAGAGATGATTCAAGATGATAAGAAACGATGGGCACTTTATATCAAACCCGAAAATAAGAGCGGATATAGCATCTATCCTGATAAAGAAGATATAAACCGCTTCTTTTCAACACTCAAGCAAGCAATGGATAACATCGGTAAGGTTCGGATGGAACTGGCGCACAAGTATTATGCGCTGGCCGAGGTCAAACCTGACCTGAAGGTGGATTTGTTCAGCAGCGAAATGCCGGAAATAGACTTGAACCGTATCCAGCGTGTTTCGGTTTTCAAAACCAAACAAGACGGCATACAATGCGTCGCAACTATTGATGGGCAGAAACAGCCTGCCCGAAGTGTCACTCCGCAACAGTGGCAGCGGATGTGGATAGCGGAAGAGCGTGACAGCTACAAACGTCATTTGGCAGCTACCTTATTCGCAGACGTACTACAAAAAGGACAATCGCAGGAGGCACACACCGGAGAGAAACAACAGAAAGAAGCAGAGTTGTGGCCGATAGAAACGGTAGCGCAGGAACGGACGGAATCAGACAACAAGGGTATTTCACCGGAACGGCAGTTGTGGGACAAACTTAAAGCGAATCATCCCGATGCCTTGCAACTGCTTCGCACGAAAGATGGTTATCGGCTCTATAACGAAGATGCGGTACAGGGTGCAAAGATATTGGGCATAACCCTAAAAGAGTATCCGGAAGGGGACATTACGGCTTCAACGGAATTTTCAACGGAGCAGCTCGACAACTATCTGTCTAAGCTCGTCCGTGCCGGGGCACGGGTTGCTATAAGTGACATGGAGGAACAAGAAACACACAGAGGTTTTCATAGATAAGGAGTAAGGAAATGAGCAAGAACCAACAATACGCAATGAAATATGCAGAGTATGCTATGGAGCAGATGCGCCGGTACGGAATCCCCGCATCCGTGACGTTGGCACAAGGCATACTGGAAAGTTCCAACGGGCAAAGCCGTTTGGCGCAAAACGAGAACAATCATTTTGGCATCAAGGCTACGCCTGCATGGATTGCCGAAGGAGGAAGGTATGGTATATATACTGACGATAAGCCGAATGAGAAGTTTTGCAGTTATGACAGTGTGGGTGATTCATACGAACACCACTCCCGTTTTTTAAAAGAAAACAGCCGCTATGCCCAATGTTTTGCACTTTCGCCCGACGATTACAAGGGTTGGACACAAAATATCGAACAGGCCGGTTATGCCACAGGCGGAGAATATGCCGAGAGTCTGCAACGGATTATAGAGCAAAATGGCTTACAGCAGTATGACAAACTGGTGATGCAGGAAATGGAGACACAGGGTAAGCGGTTCGGTACGGAACATAATCCTCTCCGAACGTCTGAAAATTCAGAGTATGGTGCGAAGTACTCATTCCCGGTAGAGCGTGAAGAGTTTCTTTTTGTTACCTCGCCTTTCGGTATGCGGCAAGATCCGATGGACAACACGAAACAACAGATGCACAAGGGAATTGATATCCGTTGCAATGGCGATGCGGTACTGGCTACTGAGAACAACGGGAAGGTGGTGGCTGTGAATCAGAATAAGAACACGCCCGGTGGAAAATCGCTGACTGTGGAATATACCAGAACGGATGGCAGCAAGGTACAATGTACTTATATGCACCTTAAGGAGGTTACTGTAAAGGTCGGTGATGTAGTACAAGCCGGTGGGAAGCTCGGCACATCGGGCAACACAGGTACACGTACAACGGGCGAACATCTACATTTCGGCGTGACAAACTTCTATGCAGACGGAACAAAGCGTGACATCGACCCTGCGGCTTATCTGACTGAAATCGCACAGAAAGGTAATATCAAATTGGAAGTGTTGCACAACGGGAACAGCCTGCTCACCCGATATAAAGGAACAGAAGAGAATGCCGCCGGCAAAAACCTTTCGCCCGACGGATGGATGAAGAAGTTGCTTTCGTCAGAGGATAGCGGTGTGGGAATGTCAGGATGCAATGACCCTATAGTAGAGATGGCGATGACAGCCTTTAGTTCCCTTATGCTATTGGCCGTACAAATCGACAACAAGAACGAGGAGGAGCAAAAGACTGCCATATCCAAACAAATGGATAGTGGACGCATCAATCTGAAATCATTATTACCGGGCATGAAAAACTGCGAACTGGCAATCAGTGAAAATGGAAAGGCTATTCTGCGAGTGAACAATGGAGAACTGCGCATGTCACGTGAGTTGACTACTGCGGAGTTAAGCCGTCTGTCGGCAACACTGAATAACAATACTCTCACAGAAGAAGCCAAAAGGATACGTGTAACCGGTATGCTGAATACGGTTATCCTCTCGGAAGCGGCTTCACAGAATTTTGAACAAGGGATGTCCCAACAGCAGGGACAGACAGAGAACCTAAAAAGATAGAAGCGTGGCGATATGGTAAAATGCGTGATGATACAGCTATGCAGATGTCTGTTCGGACTGTCCTACCTTGCCTTGTATGTCCTGCTCTGCTACCAACTCTTCGGCTGGGTAGCAACGCTCATTATCGTGAGCGTTCAACTGTTCCTTGCCGGATGGCTGATCTGGGCAATGATACGAGCACCCGATTAAGAGCAATGATTTAGCAGTTCAACAACAAATCATGGCAACACAGTTGTCGGGTGATTATGTATCACATTAAAAGACAATAGAAATGATAAAATGTAATGTTACGGTATGTGGCGTTATCGGACGTGATGCGTCGATACGCACCAATAAGGAAGGGAAAACGTTCCTGGTTTTTCCTCTTCGAGTAATGATCCCTGACACTGACGGGAAGACTATGCCTATTGAGGTGGATGTCAGCAAAGATACTGCCGGAAAGGAGGTTTCCAAATATCGAAATGGTTCCCGCATCGAGGTTTCGGGGACAATGTATCTCAAACACCGTGGTGACAAACTTTATTTCAATCTTTTTATTAACGAAATTCGTACAGCTACGGCAGATGCGAAAGATACGGTCAAGGGCGAATTAGTATTTCGAGGTAAGGTCGGGCAGCATATCGAGGAAAAAAGGGATAAGAAAGACCAGCCTTACACAATGTTTTCGGCATTCAGTACGGAGAAAGTAGAGGATGGCTTTGAATACCAATGGGTACGTTTTTTCTGTTTTGGCAAAGAACGCGAAGCATGGTTACAGCCGGGCGTGCGAGTGGATGCCAAAGGTGAAATATCCCTTTCGGCATATAACGGAAAGCTGAATGTTTCATGCAAGGTGGAAGAACTTGTACAGTATGTAGCAGATTCGTCTAATTCCAATCAGTAAAGGATATGGCCGGATATAAAAAACAGCACACGGACGGGCCGAACAGCGAAGATAAAGCATTAGACCTCTTCGCTGAAATGATGATTGAGAAAATCGAGAGTATCCGTAAGGATTGGAGAAAGCCATGGTTCACAGAAGAAGCGTTACAATGGCCCTGCAATCTTTCCGGACGCGAGTATAATGGCATGAATGCCATTATGTTGCTTATACATTGTGAAAAGGAAGGTTACAAGATTCCGCGCTTCTGCACTTTTGAGTGTGTACAACGGCTCAACAAATCCGATAAGGACAATCAGGAGAAACCTCGTGTTTCTGTACTTCGTGGAGAGAAATCATTCCCAATCATGCTGACTACATTCACCTGCATACACAAGGATTCTGGTGAGAAGATTAAGTATGATGACTACAAAAAACTATCTGATAACGAGAAGAAGGAATACAATGTTTATCCTAAGATGCAGGTATTCCGAGTCTTTAACGTGGCACAGACCAACTTGCAGGAGGCAAGACCGGAGCTGTGGCAAAAACTCGAAAAGGAGTATTCGCTACCGAAGATTGAGAACGGAGAGTATTTCAGCTTCGCTCCCGTCGATGCGCTGATAAAGGACAATCTGTGGATTTGTCCGATCAAACCACAGCATCAGGATAACGCTTACTACTCTATATCGAGAAATGAAATCGTTGTGCCGGAAAAGGAACAGTTCAAATCTGGAGAGGCGTTCTATGGAACACTATTCCATGAGATGACACACTCGACCGGTGCGGAAGGAGTTCTCGACCGTATCAAGCCGACAACTTTCGGCTCGGCAGAGTATGCGCGCGAAGAATTGGTAGCCGAGTTAGGCAGCGCATTGGTTGCCCAACGTTACGGCATGACGAAACATATAAAAGAGGACAGTTGTGCCTACCTCAAAGGATGGCTCGACGAATTGAAGGAATCGCCACAATTCATCAAGACAACTCTGTTGGATGTGAAAAGAGCGGCTTCTCTGATTACCCAAAAGGTGGATAAGATTGCACTGGAATTGGAGCAGAACATTGATGAAGAGCAAACAGTAGCACCGAAAGAAAAAGTGTATTATTCTTCCGTGGCCTATCTTCAGCTTACCGATGACACGATGCGGTTGGACGCATTCAAGGATAAGGGGGACTACGAAGGACTGCTGACTCTCGCCAAGGAGTATTATGACGGTAACGGCATTAACGAAGAATATACTTATTCTTCTCCCATACAGAACCGAGGAGACAATCTTTTGATTGAGGACAAGGATTTTGCTGTGGTGTACAATGGGAGTGTCGGGGGAACTTATGAAGTGATGCTGAAATTCACGGAAAAGGAAGTACGCGACCATATCAGGCGTTATGGTATCGAACATGCTGGAGATACATTAAAAGGGGTAGCCAAGGAGATGGCTGCGGAACAATTCGCTATCATGACACAACAAAAGATTCCTGCATTTGAAATGCCGAATGGTGATGTGCTGTATGTCAGCTATAATAAAGAATCCGACATGATAGATATCGGGCCGGTTACTAATGCGGGACTTGTCGCACAACATCGTTTCCCATACGACCATAATGCTTCGTTGGATGCCAACCTGCAAACCGTGAACGAAAAGCTGAATAATATGGAGGAATACCGGGAAGAGCTACAAGAAGCAGAGTACAGCGGCGGAATGCGCCGATAAAACGGAAAAAGATGCGGAGCTGTTTGCTCCGTACCTTTTCTTGAATTTATTTTATTACTCTAACAAATTATCTATCATAGACTGTAAATTTGTTATATCGCAATACTGATTATGTCCCCCTCTGTAATCTTTCGCGTGTTGGGCTGTCCGGATTAAGAAAGAATCGAGTTCTATTTTTACACCGCTACCCATTCGGGACAAACCGGAAGAGTGACTGATGTAAACGAATTTACCGTTACGTTCTATGAAACAAGAGGTATTATAATGCCCCTTTAAGTTGAATGTTACTTTTGCGCCAACGGCTGTTGCGTACTTGGAAATCTCACGTACTAAGGCCGTTTGGAAACTGCGGTATTTTTTTGAAACATAGACTCCTGCATCTGCAAGGATTGCGTTCTGCCATTTGGTATAAAAATTCTGTGCCATATTTTTAATATTAATTCTGTAAATAATTCTCCCAATTCTCTTTGTCAATAGTTAATTTGTTCATTTCCCAATCGTATTCCACTTCCGGCATATCAGAATAAGGGAAATACACAGTGTAGCCTATCTGTCCATAAGAACAATGTAGCGGTATAACGCAAATCTCCTGACCACAATAAGGCTGTGGCGTACAATATTTCTTCCAATCAAAACGACCTGCTGCTATATTGCAGCAAAGTAATTTTAGAGTTACTATACCTTTCCAACTCTGAAAATCTTTTTTATAACCTTTTTTCATACTACTAATGTGCTATATTATAATAAACTTCGGGTTCACTTGACACGTTGTAAATCCAGCTTCCGCAACGTACCAATAGAGCATTCTTGCCATAATAGAGTTTCTTCATTCCGGTTATACTTCCTGTTATGTGAAAGTTAGGGAAACGACTGATGTCTATTTTCTGTGCATCGCATCTGTAGAGTGTTTTAGTTCTCATTGCATTTATTTTTTTAAGTTGTTTTTTATTTCCCTCTTCTTGAAGCCTTCCGACTTTACCCAAGAGGTTGTTTCATGTGCATTTTCAACGGTGGATGCAAGAACTATGAGCAAGTAACCGGAATGAAATTTTATGAATACCGGAATCTGTGATTGCGGAAGGTTACGTCAAATTTCATTTCAGGTAGCAACAGCGGTACTTGAACATCGTTTGCCACCGTACCTTTGCGCACGAAACAAACAATGGTGCATGTCGGGACTGTGAGAATGTAATACAATTAGAACAGGTAATATAGAATCGGTAAAAGAGGCTGTGAATTGGTAACAGAGGTTCGGCAGAACATGGTCTATAAAAGTAACCGGACTGTTATATAGGAAGATGATAACCACCCGCTTGAGTTGCGGGTGGCTTTAAAAAAATTATATGGAGTATCAGAAGTGATAGTCGATGACTCCTCCGATATAGAGTATCGTTCCCGGTTCAAGCGTACAGACAAACTCCATAAATGCAAAAGATTTTTCGGCAAATGACTGGTATCCCTCTCCGTCCAAATAGAAATGATACGCAATATCCAATGGATTTTCCAATGCCTTTTCAAGTTGATAAACAGGGCCTACAAACTCCAACATATTTTCCGTCGTAATAGCTTCAGCTTTCTTACGGATGTTAGTCACAAAGTTCTCTTTCCATTGTTCCACACCACCAATGTAGCGTATGGTGTCATCACCTACAAGTTCGAACATATCTTTTGGTAGAGCAGTATTGACCAAATAACGAATATCCTCCTTACGTTCTTCGTCATCTATCTCCGCACAATAGTCATAGAAACTGCCATCTCCTTGATGGAGAGTGTCTTCATTCAGATAGTTTTCTTTTTCTATCCACATTTTAGAAATCTGAAAAATTCGGCTGTGCATAATTTTGAAATTTAAATGATTAAACTTTATTCCCTTTACTTGAAGCTCTTTCGGCTTCTTGTCAGGAATGATTTTTATGCGAAATTGACAGCAAGGAAAGGATGGATAAGGCAAGTAAACAGTGAATGGAATGAAGTGGAATACCCAAATCTTCGATATGCGGAAGGCTGCCACAAGTATCCGGGAACTGTTAGCGCAGCGTTACTTGACGACCATTCTAAAGCTGTATCTTTGCATACAAAATCTCTCAGATAAGAACTGCCGATGTGCGATATAAAGAATATCTATAAAAGACTGGAGAAGCACTCTGAGACTGTATAAAAGGACTGAAGGCGACAAAGTCTCCAATCTGCATGAAATCAGAGAAGCTTATCGGATAATGATAGTTCGCTGCACGCTGTCAGCATACCGTCATTTCGTTTTCTGCATCGGATTAGTCTTAGCCTGCGGCATATTCATAGATGTTACAGAAAGAATTGTCGTTTTCATCTTTCCGTTGTTCGGCAATAGCAAGAATTTCTGTTATTGATTCGACAGACTGACCGCTTATCACCTCAAACCACTTGAATACTTCTGTCTGGTTGACAAAATATTCCTTGTACCATTTGTCGTCTGGAGTACATAGGTCTGCAATGTACTTTTCGGGAAAGTATTTACTCTCTTGGTCATTTGTCCAGTACTCCGCCAGACCCGACTCTTCCGATTGATAGAAATAACATAGTGTTGGGAATTTCTCACATACCAGTTCAAGTGTTTCATCACACGGAAACCAAGCCGTTTCCGTTGTGAATTTCAAGAATGTCAGGCCAATAAATGTGTTATACTGTTTAGAAACGGAGTACGACGAGTAAAAAAGGAATAGGACCGGTTGTGGGAGTTCGGTGGAGCATGGCTATAAGAGTAATCGGGCTGAATATACAATACAAGGAAATGCTATCCACCCGCTTTGGCTACAGGTGGATATGTTATTGTCATTCCGCACCTCTCATGATGGTGAGTTGGTCGGGACGGTTAGGAAACCAATAAGAATCACTGTCAATATATACACATCTGCCACTATTACAGAGATTCCCAAAAGCTAAGACCTCACAAGGTCCAAATATCACTCCATAATCGTTTGTAAACGCCACCATATCTCCCACACTCAAGTCGTTTTCCGTATCCATCACCTTAGAAAGGTGGTCGTAAAACTCAATACCTTCAGCTTCACGTTCTGTTTTCCAACGCAAAAAGTCTTCTTTATGACTTCTACCGGTATGTATCGGTGATAATTCAGAAGGAAAAACCTCCGCTTCCGAAGTATCAGATGCAATCAAAATAACGCTATCCTCTTCAATGTTTTCCGGAATAGAAGCCACTTGGTAAACCCCATTAGACAGACCACTATCTGGGTCATGCCAATAAAGAAAATTACCCAACTTGATAAAATCGTATTTTCCCATATTCTTTGATTTATTATTTCCCTTTGCTTGAAGCTCTTTCAGCTTCTTGCCGGGGATTGATTTTTATGCAGGATTAACAGTGGAATAAGGGCGATAAGACAAGTAAACAGTAAATGGAATGGAACGGAATACCCAACCTTCGAATGTAAGAGCAGAAGCAGGCTTGTCCTTTTATACCTTGCAATGAGAAGGGGACTGAAAGTCAATCTTTGATTTGAGGAAGGCTGCCGTAAAATATCCAGGAACCGTTAGCATAGCGGTGCTTGACAATCGTCCGGACACTGTACCTTTGCATATAAAATCTCTTCGGCCAGATTTGCCGATGGTGCGATAAGGGAATACTCAGAATGGAAAAACATAAAAAGGGGTATCATATTATAGGCGAAATATATAACAGAGCTAATATAAGTCCTAAAAAAATATTTTTGCTATCTTTGCCAGCGTATTATATAATATTAAGAACATAACAATGGAAAAAACATTTACACAAATCTGTGAATTGTTCGATCAATTCTCAAAAGATGCCAACCTCCAGATGGAGAAAAGCAACAAAGCTGCCGGAACTCGTGCCCGCAAAGTATCACTTGAACTTGAAAAACTTCTCAAACAGTTCAGAAAAGAGTCACTCGAAGCATCGAAATAATTTTCATTCTGGTTCTGACAGTAGGAAAATGGCGAACTTCACGTGTACCATATCGAAAAAGCCTCTTCGCTTCACAGCGGAGAGGCTTCATTGATTATGACAAAGTTAAACATCAATTATGCGAAATTTCTATTTCGCTTTTGGAAAAAACAACTCCACTTTCGTATGTCTGTTGGCTTCCACGGGCGTATAGTCGGCAATTCCACCTTTGCTAACTCTGATAATCCGCTTGGCTGGTATTCCACGTTGTTCCAGTTCTGCGGTAATAAAACCTGCTCTCGATATACTCAAAGAATCATTGATACTTGATGTTCCTGTAGAACTGTCAGCAGCACCAGTTACCCTCACGGATAAACTGTATTTCTTAGCTACACGAGCCAGTTCGTCAAGATTAAGCCTCTGTGAGGTATCCGTCAGATGTGTCGTATTGAGAGCAAAAAAGAAATAGATGGGTGTACCGATGCACTCTCCATCAGCGTATGAAAGAACCGTGGAATCCATAGCGAGGGTGTCCTGATGGGCGGACTGCACATTTCGGGAAGCCGTGTAATTATATGATGGCTTTCCATTCTCTGTCTGAAGAATAGTCGTGTCAAGAGGTGACGACCCGTCCCAATAGCTATGCTTCAATCTTGCACGAAGCGAGTTCAAACCGCTATAATTATTTATAGGATATCTGCATCCGGTTATATCGTCGTTGTCAAAGATATGGCTATATGTATCGAGTAGTCCTTCGATTTCCAGAATTTTCTTTAATTCCACGAGCGTTCGCTTATCTTGATTGTGACGTTCCACATAACGCCTGTTCTCCTCCGAAAGGAAGTTGCCATAATCGACAAGCTGTTCGTTCCGATGGATGTATGGTGCCGTATCCACCGCGCGCTTCCAGCCGACCTTACCGAGATGAAAGGTGAATCCGGCAGTCAGCGAAAGCATGTGATCGCCCAGACGGTTTGGATAGCCATATCCGTCGAAATCCTGGAATGTAGTTGTGTTAGAGAGTTCCAGCATAGCACTAACCCGTTTGGAAATACGGTATTGTGTTAGTATGCCGTAAGAAAGCGCAAAGGGATTGTTCCCGTTGGTGGCATTATGTAGCAGACCGACACCCATAAAGGGTGCAAGCCTCCAACGTACCTGTTCCTGTCGGGCATATCTGCGTCCAAGGAGATTCCACAGGAGATCTGCATGGATATAATGGTAGTCCTGCGTAGATAATTGTGCATCCTTAAACTGCAAGCCACTATAATTTACCCTTGCGCCGACCAAAGGAGTAAACCATTTGCCGACGGCGAGGCTGTACGAAGGTTTCACTCGTCCAAAAAGGTCTTCACAACCGAGAGGTGTACCAAGAAAAACTGTCGCACCTCCGGATATGCTAACAAACCAGTTGCCGGTTCGAGATGCCGGAAGTAGCACCCCGTTGAGATAGACGGGCTGCATCGGTTGAAGCAATTCCGCTACTTCATAATGAATAGTGTGTCGTACAGTGTCCTTCTGTACGGGTTGTACACTTGCTTGTGCCTGCAACGTGCAGAGCAAAGCGAAGATGAAAATAATTTGTTTCGTCATATTCCAATGATTTCATTAGTTATACTTTTAATCTGGTGTAAGGCGTATGCCATTTACCGTTTAGATTTCTTGCCGATAGTCGAGCGCATCATGCGGCTCGCCATCCTCATACAGCGAAGTGCCCATGCTCGGTTGTCCTCGTCCTCGTCGCGTCCCCATTTGAGGTCACTCCCTCCGCCTCCACCACCATGTGATTCGGCAAATGTAGTGGCATCATCTACCATTCCGAGAAATAGCATTGTCGCACAGTGCATGATTTCCGTACCCCGCTCGGCGATAGACTGTACCAGTGAACCGTCAAAGAGCTGCCGTTCTGAAACATTCATTTGTGCCGATGCGTTACGATACTCGCTGATTACACTCTCCAGTAGGACGTCTTTAAACAAGCTATCCACTTTGGAGTGTACATCACGGGAATATTGATAGGCCTCCTCTTTGAGTTCTTCGGTACGTTCTTCAATGGCTCCCATATCCTTTTTCAGTTCGATGAGTTGCCGGTCAGCCGTCTGCAACTTTTCCTGCTTGTCTGCCAGTTGTCTGATGATTCCTTGCAGCTCTTTTTCCAACATTTGTATTTGGATTGCCAATTCTGCCGCATTGCCTTTGTTTTCTTTTAAATTGTACTCGGCTGCCGATAACAAGGTTTCTTTTTCAGTTTTCTGCTTTTCAAGATTGCTAACCATTGTCGTAAGCCCTTTGACTCTGCGTTCTGCCAACCGGATGTCTGATTGAAGTTCACCCAATACCTGTTGATGGAGTTTGATATTATCCTCGATTGTTGTACACTCTTCAGACAACATTCGGCGGTATTCCTCAGTCGTTCTGTGCCGTGCACCCGTTTCGGATATGCTTGTTCCTCTTGACATTCCCCACTTTGTATTGACTTCTGCGAAAAAGTCCGTATGAAGTTGTTTCATTCTTGCACTATATTCAAACTTATCCTTACCGGCGAAGATTTCCTTGTACGCAAAGCGACTATCCTTGATTGGCAGAAGCGTACAGTGGATATGCGGGTTCAATTCATCCAGATGTACAATGAATGCAGCGATGTTCTGCTCACCATATCTGCCACAAACGAATGAATAAACATCCTTGGCCCAGCGTTCAATGTCACGCTTCCGTTCGATGCGGGTATTGTCCGCACCTTTTTCAAAGTCCACCTGTTGCGTACCGAAAGCAAGTTCCTGCATTCGCTGCCGTGAACCGCCGAAGATGATATTTACCACCGTGCGGTATTTTGGTTCGAGCAGCCCCTCATTAGGATCTTTGATTCCACGGTGACTTAATATGTCCGCCATCCGTTTGGGAATGCTACGGCTTGTGTCGATGGGATGTATTTTACCTCCGGGCGCAATCTCGAAGTTCAGCCGTTTACGCGTAGGATCATAATTTCCCTTACTCATAGCGTACTTCTCTGCCTTTTCACTACGGTCACGCAGATGTTCATTACTTTGGGCGGTGGTAATCCCTTTCGACACCTGCACGTCGAGTACCTGTTTTTGATTTGCCATACGTTTTTCATATTGTTTCGGACAATCTACCGTGTCCCAGCTTGCTGCTTGTTCGGACACCCTTCCCACCAACGTCAGGCAGGTGGGGTATTAGGCTCCCCCTTCCCTTTGTTCGTGGCAGGCGGGCAAGCCCGGATGCCTTCTATAACTGGCAGGGGGGCTTCACTGGATACAAAAGTGGATTGTTGCGGTTATACATTCTGTTTTCAACCTCCAATCTGATACGTTGCCTCCTGTGCCTTTGCCGCAAATGCCAGAAAAGGCTTAAAAAGCGTTTTAAGGAACTCCCTGTCATCTTCATCATAATCGGAATTTTCATCCCTATCTACATCAAGAATAAGCCCGGCAATACCTTTCGAAGTTGCAATAAGTCCTGTCCAGTCCCCATACAATTCCAATCGGAAGTAGTCCATAAACTCTGTACTGTCATCGAATCTCGACTTACGCAGTGCCCGTTGTATAGCGGCAAATGTAATGCACTCCAAAGCTACCATACGAATCTTGACAGCTCGTTCATCATCATCCGCTGCCGGATTGATGCGAGTGATACTGTCCGGAGATGGGCAGCTATCGCATATGCCAGCTTCATCCATTGCCCGACGAACAAGTTGCTCACACTTGATTCCGATCTCGTCAAGGGACACTTTGCCGATTATCCAATCGGACAATGCCTCACGTAGCTGTTCTGCAAGGTTCAACTTCTTCTGTCCATTGCAAGACTCCGTGGATTGGCTGGTTTGCACAGTCATGGTAATGATGACGCTTTTGGAAAGCCGGATGCGATTCAACAAGCCGAACTCTTCCATTACATCCAAAAAAGAACGGACAGTAGCCCTATGCCAATGCCATTCCGATGAAAGGTCAGAAACAGTCACGTGGCACTGGTTGGGTTGAAGTTCGTAGCCTTTGTTCCTTAAAAAAGGGGAAACAAAACCTGCCAAAGATTTATCCAATAAATCACAGAAGGCTTCTGTCTTTGTTTTTCGTTCACCGACTTTCTCCTTGAGGTAGTCAAATACTTCTCTGTCTGCCAATATAGGGACAGCTATTTTCTGCTTGGTTTTCATTTTCATTTCATTTTTTAATTATTACTATTGTGCGGATATATCAGTGTTGCCGCTATCCGCATCTTGCGGCAATATCGCGTGATGATGGTCATAATAACTTTCGGCTAATAGTCTGGGGAATTTCATCCATTCAGAGATTATGCCTATGTCCTGAAATTCGGTCATAACCCGAACAGAGGGATAGAACAGGGCAGCCAAAAGAAGATAGGCGGCAGTTACCGCCGTTGTGTACAAGTGTGGAACAAAACTGATGGCCAAAGCCACCAATGAGAGTATGACAAACATACATGGTCGGTCACATAAACCTCTTAACAATCTGTCCGCTCTCCTAAATGAATATATAGTGGCACAGATAGCAGTTGAAAGAAAAACACCGAACTCGCCAACATGTCCGCTGATGTAAACATAGTGGAAGAGCAATAGCAGAATCAATACGACCTGTACATATAGTTTACGAGCCTTTACACTGTGTATCATAGCATCGTAGAACCTTACCATAAAAGAACGGTGGCTTTTGTACAATGCTAATGGCAATACGAAAAGCGTTATACAGAAGATAAGTTGTAGTATATTCCAAATCATAAATAATAGGGTTTCTCGCGTATTTGAATGGGGGATATCATCAACTCTAATTGGACAATATTGTGGGTGGCCAATAGGATGATAACTTCGGCGTCCCTCGGTGAAAGGTATATCGCTGCTTTCTTAATACGTTGCTTGAACGTATGCTCCTGCTTACGGTAGGCTGCCAATGCCTTATCCAGTTTATGTTCCGGAATTGTCCATGTCATGCCTTTGGCGTATGAGCCTTTGTCTTTGCAAGCCCGCAGTACCAACGTGCGGGAAACAATGTAATTGATATATCCGTTTCTTGACAAAGCATACTCCTTATAGAAATTGTCATCAACAACCTCTATCCATGTCCGGTATTCCCTAATCCAATAAACCATTTGTCGGTATAGTGTGTCCCGCATAACATGACCATTAAAGGAAATCCATCAAGAGATCGTCTTTGTTCTTCTTATACTTGAATGTGCCACTTTTGGAATGAAGATCCAAATCAAGGCACAGCTCGCCGTACATCTGCTCAAGAGAATCATAGATGGTGACAAGAATGCTATTTACCTTACCGTCTGCATCTGTCTTGCAATTCATCTTGAACATCTGTCCAAATGCCGGGTTGGAGTATGCACAGGTGCTATGCCCGAATTTGTCAGCGTGCGTGGGGATGTGGTGGTAGAGAGTTATAAGCTCCATATCGTCCTCAAACAGATCCATCACTTCCTCCAAATCGTAAGGGTCGCGTAGCGGGAAGGTCAGTAGGGCGTAGTCACCGTAGAATTGTGCTTCCTCCATTGTCGTCACATCGAGTAGTTGCGGTAGTTGCAGAGGGACAAATGTCATAAAGTCATTGAAAAAATGTCGTAACATATTCATTTTTTATATTGTTAGAGCGTCTGTATGAAAATATCCATAAGCATTCCTGGCAGTTCAGTCAGTTGACCACTTTCCGATTGCAGGATTCGGCTCAAGGTTTTGAACGCCACAGGTGTCTGTGCCGCCATCCTGTCAAGTTGTTTCCGTTCTTTATCGGAAAGCAATGTCATAGAGAATCCGTCCAGTGAAGTATAAGGGTGGATAAGCATCCATATATAAGCATGTGCTTGCGAAGAAGTCTTGATTTTTTTGTTCCGAACATCTTCTATACAAATCTGCATATTTTGTATTTGGCGACGATTGGTGCGCATTGTCAAATAAAGCATAGCCTCCCGATAGGTAATCTCCTTTCTCTCAGCGGCAAAGAATATCTGCGAACAACACTGTTCAGTACCACGTGTGATGTCAGCCATACTCTCACCTTCGAAATCGTGCAAGTGAGAGAGGAACGCACGGAATATAGCATCTTCTTTAGTGATATAAGTAATCAGTTCATTGCGGCTATGTATGCCGTTACGGATAGTTCGGGTCAGTAACATACGGTAAGCCGCAAGGATTTCCTCTTTGTTACCCTTATGAAGCGGAAGATTATCCAGTGAGTTGAAAAACGGGCGGATTTCTCCAGCGGCATGATGCAGTTCCTCATCATTGTTATAAGGTGAGAACTCTCCTTTGAGAGCCAAAAGTTCCTGATAAGTACGCGTCTTTGAGAGGGCTAAGCGTGAGAACTCAGTGCGGATAGAATCATGCAGTCTGATACACTCTTCACGCTGATTGGAATGGGGGTGGCTGAGCGTATCATTCCGGAGATACCTAAAAACAGAGTCTTTTACTGTTTGCCATTGTAGGATATGCTTGGTCAATACTTGAAATGAGGAATCTTTCTGACGTCGTATATTGTACAAGTACTCCCTGTATATTCCGGCAGGATCGTTCGTAGCTTCAGACAATGATTTGCCATTTCTATCGCTGCATGATATCAGGCCCAATATGGCCAATGAAACGATACATCTTCCAGTCAAAAATGATGGAGTCTTGTAGTATGATTTTAAAATTTTCATATTTAACAATTCATATTTAACGATGCAAATCTATATATTATTTTTATTGTAAAAGCCCTTTTATATCGCATTTAGTATAATTTTTGGTATCATATTAATAATATGATTATCAATGAAAACAAGTGCAAGAAAAAAGCTAAAAAAAGGATTTAGCGAGATTTTTGCCACGATATGATTTTAGATTAAAATGAAAGTGCTATATTTGCACTTGTTATCAAAACAGTGTATATTAAAATGGCAAAAGTTGGCTATATATTCAAGGAAAATAATGACAGTTTTGATGCTGAGAGAGAATGGATGCAGCGATATGGTTGTGTACAAATCGTAGAGGAAACAGTTGAACATGAAACATTGAGACCTATGTGGAAACAGCTTATGGCGAATCTTCAAAGGGGCGATGAAATAGTCATATCCAAATTCAGCAATGCTGCACGCGGTTTAAGAGAACTGGCCGCGTTCATCGAACTATGCCGTATCAAAATTGTACGTGTCATATCCATTCATGACAGAGTTGATACTCGCGGTGAATTATTCCCCGGTACGACAGCAGCCGATGTGTTGTGGATAATAGGGGCATTTCCGGAAGAAATTGCCGCGCTACGAAAATATTCCGCTCATGTCGAGAAGTTACGCCAGAATATCAAAGCCCCGGCTGTGCCGAAGGTATTACCTAAAGCTGAACGAGATAAGACAATCGTGGATATGTATATCAACGGGCATTCTTTCGATGACATTTGGGCTGCAAGCGGTTTTAGCAGCAAAAGTTCTATTTGGCGCATACTCAATAAATATGGCGTAAAACTTGATCGTGGCCAAACCAGCGGTCCGCGTGTCAAACAGAACCCGAAAGAGGACGGAACAAATGAAGGTGACTCCTGATAGAATTTTCAGATAATCAGGATCGTATATTTGTTTTTCGGTTATTATTTTGTATTTTTATTATTGTTAAAACTATAAAAGTAAGACTTATGGGAGATATTATAATTGTATTGCTGGTATTCTGGGTTGTCGGCAAGCTCTTGAAGGGCGTGTTTGGCGGTTTCAGTAAAAGCAGCTTCAAAGATGATAAGTAGGCCAGCCAAGGGATGGGTAAATACGGTCAAAAAAGACTGGTTCAAGAGGCGTGAAATTGTAAAAAGGAAGTGGAATGGAATAAATATAAACGGAGCTTCCGGCAACAGGAGTCCAGGATATATCGGTTGAGATATACCCTGAATACATGTCGGATATTGTCTGTCCGGAGATGTTTAGGCTTTCCACCTATACCCCTCGTTTGTCAGTTCCAAGTATTCCTCTAATCCCGGTTTTACGAAAAAGACAATTTCAAAGGCATCGTTACTTCCGCTATCGGGGAATGTCATGTCGGTTTCTCCATTTCGGATAGTCCCTTTGCCCACGTTGGAACCAAGGTCTTCATCCGCATAGGCATATTGAAACTCGACGTCCGGAAATATTTCGGAGAGTGTTTGGATAAGCAGCGGCACACCTTCCCAAGCCGTATCAAACCAAAGCACGTTCGGTTCTTCAAAATTCTGATTAAAGGCATTCCATTTTGTACCCCAGTTAGCGATAGACCATTCATACCAAGTAGGATAACCGTATTTTCCCCAGTTTTTCAGATATGTCATTCCAAGTTGTAATGCTTCTTCCCTGACTTTTTCCTCCTGAATTTCCATCCATTGAATGACTTTCAGGTCGTCCTGTGAATTGAACGGTTTACGTTGCTGTGCTATGATATACTGCATACCAAATTCCCCAGAAGTGGACGCTTCTATCAGTAAGTCCTTTGGCATAGGGATAATGTTGTTGAAGTCAATATAGCAAGGCGTACTGTCTTCATCTGTTTTTCCTTTTAAGAAATCCATCACATTTTGTACTGTTTCTCTGTCTGCGTTTATTTCTAAACGGTTTGTTACATAATTAGGCATGATTTTAATGTTTAAAGAATTGGTTAGTATTAACTTTTATTTCCCATATTGTCGGTTCTTTACTGATTGAACCGTTTTGGGATTTATGGATGCGGTAAACGGATGTCGATACAGCTTCATACGGCAACTTTTCTTGCCAAATTACTCTTGCGCAGGAAGGAAGAATTTTGTAAGAAATACACTTCAAGTAGCAGGATCAAGCGCGATAGCCGACCTTTGCATCTGATAAAACCAAACCGGTGATAGGATGAAGAATAGATGGGAGATAAAATGAAAAATAATTAATATAAAAGAAGAATGCTATTCCTTTTGCAGAAATATAAAAAAGGAATAGAATGATATAATTATAAAAGAGGGATTATTATTACCCTCTCAATTATAAGAGGGTATGTTCTCAAACTCCGACCCTTATTTGTAATACTGTAATACCGCAACACCTCCGTTAAAGGTCATTACGGTATTTTTTTTGAATTATTCTTGTGTTACTCCCATAGCATTGCTGTATTCTTTGATTTGCTCCATTGTCAGCCATTCGGGTTTTTCGTTTTCTCGGAAGCTGTCGTGAATTTTCGTCATGTATTCAATTTGTGTCTTTTCAGAACCAGCCCACAAACGACGAGAACTTTTGTTTCCAAAGCCAAGATAATATTCACAGTCGGCTTGCAAACGACCCAATAACATATATCTGAATTTTAAATCGTGCTGTAATACTTCTTCTATTGTCATACTCGTTTTCGTTTTTAATTAAGTTTTTTATTTTCCCTTTTTTCAAGTCTTTCGACTTTGCCGGAAGGGTTGTTTTTCATGTGCGTCCCAAACGACGAAGCAGGAACGCAGTGCAAGGAATCGGAAATGAAATTTTATGAATACCGAAATCTATGATTTAGGAAGATTACGTCAAATTTCATTTCGGATAGCGTAGCGATACTTGGATAGCGTTCGTTCGCCGTAATTTTGCACACGAAAACAAGACCGGGCGAAAGTCTGGATAACGACAGGAAACATCAACATTCATTACATAAGGGCTGTAAAAGAGAAGCAGGCAGTTACGCTGCTATAAAAGGGAAACAAGGAAATTAAAAAAGTGGGCACGGAGCAATCTGTAAAAAAGGGGGGATGCCACCTGTCTTCGGGCAAAAGAAGATACCATACCGATAGGATTTAACCGATACGGTATCTCTTTGGTAGTCATCAGTACCATACTTTCAGAAAACCATTTAAAAACATTCGATATTCGCCTCTTGGAAAATCTGCGGGGCGTGCTGATAAAGCAAAGGAAGATTCAATACCGCCATTGGATATTCCACAAATCCGCTTCTACGCTTGTAACCTGAATAGGTCGCTAAATTATTTGTCTCCAGAAACTCCATTGCATCCGGATAATGATTCACATCAATAAATGTACGGTCTGGCAAATCGAGTGCATCCATGCTCTCCAAATTGACGGATAGCACGATATACTCTGTTTCATCTTCCACACTTTGCAAAGTAAGTGCTAACCAGCCATTGCCATAAAATTGAGGCATGAGATAAAAGCGTTCTCCACGAAACTCGTATTCTTTCCGCGTTAGGGAGCTGTCCGGATCTACCAAGCGAAAATCATCCTCTCCAGAAACAAATTCTGTTGATGGGTCACTGACATCCACATACGTTCCATTTACATTGTGACACAAATACTCTGCATTTTCTGAACGAACAATCACAAATTGAATTTCCATACTTTTAAAATTTAGCTATTAAACATCATGTTCTTTTTTTCCCTTTTTTCGGAAGCTTTTAGGCTTCTCCAGTCGGGATTTGATTTTTACGTGCATTCAAGATTGCCTTTAAGGAAAAGCAGGCAAGGAATTTGGACAGAATTTTTACAGTTGCGGTATGGAGCGTATACGACATTTGAGCGATTGAAAATCGGGAAAGCTACTGAAAAATTGTGTTCAAATAGCGTAGCGGTACTTGAATGTTTTTCCGTGGCAATACCTTTGCACAGGAAAAAACAAGTCCTGACTGGTAGCAGCCTGAAACGAAATAATTTCGTTTTATACAAGGGTAAAACGGAGTGATAAAAAAGGGAATGACCACAAAGAGCAGCCGACAAAAGCCGGCTTTCTTTTGTTCCTGTGGGAGGAGCTGGGACATTTAATCCGTTACATCATAATAATAGCTTAGCTCGTCATCTTCCAGATACTCCATTGCATATTGACTGGCTTGTGCCCAAAGGGTATTATACAATGTCGCAATTTCCGGCCTTGTTTCATAATACTGCCATATCTTATGGTTAAGCACTAAAACCAGTTCCGTGAGATACTTGTAGTTCTCTTTCCACTCCTTAAAAGCACGGTTGAAAGTGTCCTGTATCGCCGAAAGACCAAATCGGTCAGCAATGGAAAAATCATTCCAAAAGGTTGTTTGCAATTCATAACCGTTCTCTAACATAAATTCTCTGAATGTCATAATGCCTCAAATTTTAAGATTAATATTTTATTTATTTCCCTTCGATACTTCCTGTACCGAAAGGTTGATTATTTTTCTGCCCACGGGATTGGCGGCCAGAACGGGCAAGGAGGATGCGGAAAATACACTCTTCGATATTTCGGAGAGGAAGATTTTACAGCAGCAAGTGTCAGCGGTCCTTGACAGGACGGACAGCCGGCAATCGAATTTTGCAGGGAAATAACCAGGCTTGCGGGATAGAAATATAGGGGGTAGCTGGATGGGGCTATAAAGGAGGGCCGGAGTCTAAAAAAGGAAACTGGCACAAGCGGCCACCTACAACAGTTGGGCGGGAACATTCATAAATGTGTAAAAAGGAATAGTTTCCCACCACATTTTATGCAGAATATATACGGCATAAAACACAAGTGCCGTAACAGCCTCTTGAGAAAGCGTTACGGCATTTGTTTAAGTACAGGTTACAGGCTATTTTACCTGAACGAGGTTGTCCTGTAGAGTTTTCCAGCCATACACTGCGGCCACATAGGGGTGGAGGGAACGTGTAACTTGGCGAAAACCATTCTCGTCAATTTCATAGTTGTAGATTTTTGCGGCAATCTGTTCTGCGTCGTCACGATTTTCAGCGACACGGTACAAAACATAATTCGTGCCATCATGGTGCGACATACGGCCTCGTATATCGTAGCCGTCACCGTACCACTCTGCATCATACTGGGTAGATTGTAATATCCCGGCAATGTTGTCACCCAAAATTTGATAGCCTTGTTTGCGTCCGTTCCACAATCCTAAATCTCCAAATGCAATAATGACTCCATTGACATCCTTGTTTAGGTTCTGCCGCTCATCCCCCAATTCATTATACACTTCGTCCGACCACTCTTCATCGCTGACCTTGTAGGCATCATCGTCCAGTTCTTCTCGCTTGAAATTTTGATAATACTCTCTTGCTGTTTCATCCAATAGAGCATCACTTGACCAAATTATTTGTTTCATACATTCTAATTTTTTATTTTCCCTTCCCTTCAGAGGTTTTTACCTCGTCCGGTGGGATTTGATTTTACGTGCAAACCACAAGGCGGAAGAAGGGAACAATGCAAGGAGGAAGCGGAATCCGAAGGATTTCATTTGAACGGCATTGACTGCAAATGAAACGCGCCTTGCAGGTTCACGTCCGACTTAACTTCGCACTGTAAAATTAATGGACGGCGGACGTAACCTCACTTTTGGGAAGAAATATGGTTATAAGAGGGACTGGAAAGCTGCTCAGAGGTATGGAATTGAGAGAGTCTTCTTTTTTCTATTGAAAATCGTAATCTGCCTGTTCATCAAGTGGAGCTAAGTATAACAGTATTACCGGGTGAAGATTTCATTTGGAGCTTGGCATCGCAACAGTCACTTATAAAAGTATGATGCGTATTAATCCGGTCATGAGCAAAACAAAAGCGACCAAAAGATCGCTTTGTTCATGATAAGGCAAGAATTATTTTTTGCCTTTTTTCACGGGCTTTACCGGCTTTTCAGGAACATCCTCCTTTTCGATAGGAGGATAAAACTTGACAGCCACCATAACAACACGATTGTGCTTCACACCGACCTTGTCGGTCCACTCTTCAGGCTTAAAGTAGCCTTCAATGGTGAGCATCGTACCTTTGGTCAGTTGGTCGAATGACCCAGTATTCTCGTTTTTACGCCAAGCCTCAATATTCATAAAGGCTGAAATGCGGTTGGTTTCCTCGGCATTCCTTTCCTGACGGCTTACGGCCAATGGGAAACGTGCGACACTGCTGTTGGTGAACTCTCGGATTTCAGCGTCTTTACCTAAGAATCCGGTTACTGTGAAATTGTTTTCAATCTTTTTCATGTTGAATTGCTTTTAGAAGTTATTAAATCAATTTTTACACTGCCTAAAAAGTAGATGTCGTTTAAGGGATGCACCAAGGATAGCGCGTCAATACGCTTTATTTTTAGCCACAGGTAAAATCGAAGGCTCGATAAAGGAAGATTGAAGCGGCTACGCCATTGGTCAAGACAACCATGTCGTTCCCGTCGGCATACTATCTTTGCAGAGGAAAAATGATGATTGCTTCGATAAAAAGCAATTATGGAAAATGGGAAACAAGTAAACCGGTAATAATAAGGAAAAAGAGCAAATCCAAATGTCGGCACAAAGGCGAGACATCCGTCCGAAAGTCAGTGAAGAATAGCAAAGCCAAAGCGAGACATGCCTGGCTTGAATTGAGACTGTAACAAACAGAATACCATCCAATCAGAAAAAAGGCCACTGCATAAGGAATGTGTCAGCCAAGAGTGGACAGAAGCGTAGGTAGCCCATCCTTGGAGGATAGTGATATCCGCATCGAAAAAAAATGGAACTGGAAGGAAAAACGGCAGGAAGAACCAGACTTTTCACAAAGTGGTTTCCAATTCGCTTTGTGCGAATGGCTGGTTTCTACAAAAGGGAGTGGCGCAGCCAAAAGAAAAAGTTATAAAAGGAAAATGGAAGTAAGGCTGAAATGGGTGATTCCATTCCAGCCAGTCGATGATATTTGTCCAAGGTGTCATTGAAATTCAACCATCATAATACGATGCTCGAATATTTTGGTTTTGTCGCTGGGACGTCGCTGGCAAACCCAAAGGTGTCGTGCACCGTAACCGTATGTGAAATATTCATCAAGTGGAGTTTTTTTCTCCAACTGTCTCATGCTTTCACGCAATTCCGCCTCATTGCCAGAAAAAAGAATCGTGTTAATGATTCGGAAATAAAGTTCAGTTACCTCGTCACAATAGGGGCAAAAGCTGTGTTCAATTGTTACTTTCATGCTTCTTTTGATTTTTATTGTACTTCGATTATATCTTCAATTCGACCATATAGGACAGAACGTAGTGCGGTTTTGTCAATGGCATAATATTCGGCAATATGTCCATGTTGTTTCACGAAATACCGTTTGAGAACATCGGAGAAGTCAAAACGGTAGCCCATTAAAGCGATACCTCTTTTGAAATGGCAGCACTCTTTCACATTGCGGGTGAGCCAGTTCTTTTCTTCCCGACTCAACTTGTCGCCATTATCAAGACGTTCCCGTAATTTGTAAACCTTGCTATCTTTCAGTTTTTCCAATTCGGGCACATCCCATTGGACGAATTTCATTGCTATCTGTGTCATGGTTTCTATGTTGTAAAATTGTAAAAATTACTTCATCACAGTATTTAATACTCTCTCTTTGCCACAGATGAAACGAACAGTGATTTTGTTGTCGAAATCACCGACAATCGTTCCATCCGTGTGTCTCTTATAGAATAAGCAAAGTGTAGGATAGACCATAATTTTACTTTATCTTCTTCTACTCATTCAGTTACTAATTTGACCTTCCATTCTCCCTGAGAGAATATTCTAAAGCTCACGTACTCGTCTTCAAATTCATAGGTTAGAATCTTGATATAGACTTTATCTTTGTCCTCCAACGATTCTACCAATTTTTTGATTTCTTCTTCTGGATACACCCAACGAGAGGAAAATTCTGCATCTACACTATCACCATATCGATTGGTAAATTCGCTGAAAGTGTCATCCAAGAAAGCCTCTATTTTGTCGAGGTCTGTTTTATTTTCCGTTCTTGCGTGGAAAATGTTGGTTGCATAATTTGCCATAAATACCAAGTTTTAAGTTTGTTACTTTCCCTCCTGTAGCATTTCACTTACTTTCGGGCTTGATTGAAATTATGTCGCTTCAACAGGTGGCATGGCTATGTATGCAGGGTTTCACTACAAAATACTACCTCTGCGAAGCGGAGCGTGGAGATTTTGTAGTGAACCTTCAGGTTACAACCTTGCATACAATAAAGACATGGCAAATACCTTTGCGACACAATTCCCATCGGGCAGACCGAAAGTTGATATGCGAGCATGTGGGAGTTTGCTCGGTACGGATGTGTGTAAAAGGTGGCTATGAAGTAAAAGAGTATCGCAGCGAAAAGAGAAAAGAGGCAAGAGCTTATCTTCTCTTTTGGCTGTATGGGTAGAATGGGAAAATCACAAAAAGTAACATGAAAATCCAGTTTGGTTTAGTTTGTTAGCCTTATATATGCTAAACTAAATTAAACTAAATATAGGCAGGCATTTTTGGCTGCCTGTACAAAAAAGATTATCTTTGCTACAAGCAATACAACTTCAAGAGATAATAATTTGTATTCTCTTTATGAGCTGCAAATAATTTGTTAGTTAAAGTTAGGAGCAAATTCTTCGAATGATGAGAGCAGATAAAATTGCTCGGAATGCACTCTGAAAGCAAACAAACGAAAAGAAAGAAACAGAGTGCAAATAGAAAAATGAGAAATCACTTTAATTCCTATTTTTGTTCCTTATTTGTTTCTCCACTAAAATCACCTTTCTTATAACATATTGATTATAAAATATTTAAGTGTATATTTTTAAGGTGATTAAGAATATTTATAATATATCTCGTAATCAAGCCAGTAAGCTTGAAGCATATTGGTGGATTGTGGCGTGTCAAAATACATTAGGTTACATCGTTCCTGAAGAGCTTCCTCTACTTTTTTCGCATCCTGAATGGCCTTGTTTAGTCTTTCCGCTATATAAAATGGGTAAGTTTCCCAATTCACATGTTGGTTATCCAGTTTGTTAAGGATAAATCTTATGCGAATGATACCACGACCTTCCCCGATACGTTGCTGGGCCACCAAAAAATGAACGTTCGTGAATCTTACAAAACAAGCGGGGAAAGCTGTCTCGTACTCGGTATTTACCTTACTCATGACCCTCTCGAACTGACCGGTATCTATCGCCACGGTTTTGAATAGGGGAGGGCTGTCATCGTTATTTTCTTCCTCCTTGACAGTTAGTATGGCTCTTTTTATGGCCTGAAAAACATCGCCTAACGTATTCGTGTTGTCCGTAGGATCTATGGGGTCTTGAGTATCATCTGTATCTTCTGCGATTTGTCTATTTGATATATATCGTTTGATCATATGATGCTTTTTAAAAGATTATATAATATGGTTTATACTTTAAGCTCGATCAATGGGGAATCGCCTATAAATTGACGTTGTATATTAGGTGGATAGGTATCGTCCGGTGCGTTATGAAAAGCTGCGTAACTCTTGCTTCCGCTCTTACGCCTTCCTACCGGGAACTTAGTCTCATCTGTATATATTTGCAACCCCGATCCCTCAAGAAGGCTATATGTGATAGATTCTTTGAGGGTTCCTGTCTCATTCAATATCGGATGCGGATAATCTCGTTTCCGGTTTCTCCAATATCTTCCTGTCCCGGGGATTTTTTTCAAGTCAAACGATTTTTTAAATTCCCTGACATAAGTTTCCCCTATCTCAATCTTTGTTTTGTAATAGTTGGCGGCGAACTTGCTGGGTGCTAACTTCCATTGATTTAACGTGTCTTGGAAGGTAATGTCGGCACTTTCACTCATACGATATTATATTTGGATTTAATATTGGATGATATGGTCTTCATAGGCTGTATAAACCTCTTGTCTACCGTAAAATAAGGATGGTCTTCACCAAATATGGGACCACCTTTCGCTAGGCTTCGCTTGAATATAGGATTTACGGCGTTACCTATCAAGGAATCGATATCCTGAATATCCATGTAATTAGGTCTAGTGAAGGACTCTACAAGGTAACACCTACATCGCCAATCAATAGGAGGGATCGACCATTCGGGAAAACAGGATTTCGGAAAACTCAACCCCTCCAGGGCACGATGGGAATCACGTACACGCTCATCCCCTTGTGTCATATACATTAAGGTTGTCTCCTCTGGCAGGTTCACCCACCACGCCGCTATGGATGAGGCATAGTCTATATCCCTGTTCTCCGTTGTAGCGTATATATTATTGTATAGGTGGAAAATCCTCTCAGGGTCATCATCGTCATTTTGTTCTTCCATGTCCATGTACATTTGTGTCTCCTCTGCGGTAGCGAAATCGACAAGATTGTCTAAAGCGGCAACAAGAGCCTTTCTTTTTTCGATCTCAAAAGGGGTCAAGTATGACTCATCATGATTCCTCACTATATCTAACTCCTCGTTAAGGTCTATGCCAAATCTCCTTACGCAATGCCCGAAAGCGAACATGACCCTAGCTTCAACGATCTCTTGAAATTCCTCAAGATCTATGGTTTGGTTATCGAATTTATCTAACAATTGTTCGAATAGAAATAATAAATACTCGTATTCCTTATCTGTCCTATCATCGACTTTAGTCTCATCAAATATCTCGTCTTCCATTCATGACCTCCCGTAAATAGTTCGCTACACTACCGCTACTTCTTCTCCTATAACGTCTTCTGGGCGTGGGGGCGACAATCCCCGTTGATCCACCTGAAACTACGTTATCCTTGCCGTCGACCTTACCATCATCATTTATATCATTCCATCCAGCGGGATTATTAAATTGTTTCTTTACAACAACACCAAATTCCTTGGCGATCTCTTCTGGCTCTATCTCATACTTATCCGAGAGAAAATCATAGAGATCTATCTTGCTATCAACGCTCATCTCCAACCCTCCGGAATATTTAAACTCCAACCCGTCATCTATATATCCCATAGCTACTAGTCGTGGGATAATCTCCTCGTTCATGGCGTTCTCGATATATTCCCGGTAAACCTTGATGCGATCTCGGAAAATATCTTGATGGGCTTTTGTTGACCCAACATAGGATTGTGTCGCCCCAGCCATAGACTCAGAACCTAGTATTAAATTTGAAACCTCGGCGTTGACCAGCTCGATAAGGCTCGTATAAATCTTCTCGCTATTGGACATGGTAAACGCTTTGACATCGATATCGTCTTCAATCCGGTTACGATGACACGATTGGTGGCGGCTGAGGCGATATCGTTGGCTAGCCTATTTCGATCTCCAAGATTCTCACTCTCTGATTTACCATGGATAATAGGTTGTCCATATGTATGGCTAAAATTTATATAGTTAGCCAACGTGAATTTCTTGGCGAGAATCAATGGGGTAGTGGCAGAGAACAAGCCTAGATCACCAGAGTTTATAAGGATATAATTCTTCTTATATTTAGGAGCCTCAAGATCCCAATTAGGAAGCCATATGCCTTGACGTTTCAATACGGTCTTTTGTTCAGGCAATACATTGCGGCGTTCGATGAGATTTACGTCATTCAATTTACCCGTAATAGGATCGGTTGTAGGGTTAATCTCAATCAGTGTATAACCGTACAATTTAGATTCGGCAATACCCTTGATGATCTTGATGAATTGACTCCCTTGTATTTTCTTCGTAGCTTCTACATCACGGACATATTGACCATTGGCGTTTTGCCTTGCCTGCATATACCTTTCCCCAATAATTTGGGATTCCAACGTCTCTAAAACACTCCTTATATGAGCGTCTTGTTGTACGCACGCCTCATACAAGTCGATCAACCTAGATCTGTCATCCAATATTACACCTTTAACAACTTGAGAACGAGTGGATTTATATCTGCAATTCCTTTCGATCATGGTAACGTTAATTTTGGAGGATTTCCGATTCCTCAGAAATTCTCTGATGCTCTTCTTCTATCCGCTCATCTACAACAAAAGGTAGAGGAACAGGAAGCCAAGATCGAAGAGGATAAGCCGAAGGTGGAATATTACTCTGGTATGGTAGAGAATCGAGATTACTTTACTACTACGACTATCGCTACGGAATTGAGAACGACATCTCAAGTATTGAATCAATTCTTATGTAAGAAGGGAGTATTGACAGGGAAATCCGGTAGCTGGAAAGTAACAGATGAGCATCAAACCTTATTGTCACCTTCTCCGTTCAAGTCAATTATTCGATGGAATCATGAGGGACGAACATTGATCCACCAGCTTTGGGAAGAAAGAGTAGAAGAATTAGTAGAAGCTTAATAATAACCACGTCCACCTTTCCTTTTCGGATTGGTGGACACTAAAAACTATCACAAAATGGAAAAATACGAATTAAAAGAAAGCAACACTTATTATTACAAGCATCATTTATATGTCGTAATAAATATAGGAAGACAGAAAATGGAAAATGGAGCATGGGAAGATTGCGTTATCTATAAACGTGAGGATGCTCCTACAGATCCATTAGAGCAAAGGATGTTCGTAAGAGCGATAGATGATTTCTTGAAGAATTTTGAAACACTGGAATACATAAGGCCCTGTTTGTATAATGGCAGCCTCATAACGAACGGAATAACGATTAATACAAAATGAAAATAGTAAAAATGCGTGTTGGTAAGGTACTTGATCTCACTACTAACGAATTATTATATAATGTAGAATTTAAATTTGAGAACCAGCACAGATTCATGGGGTATTCAATTGAAAATTGGAAGGATATATGGGACGCAAGATTAGCTATCCAGATGCACGATAGAGGAACGACCACATTTCATCCAGTGGGAACCGATAAGAATGGTAAAGTTTTTATGTCCAATAGTCAAAAATCACAAAAGTAATCATGAACAAACAAATTCAAAATGTAGTAACAGAAATGATTGATGGTATTAATTACCAACAAATGATAGGTGGAGAAATTTTTCTAAACTTGAAAGATGTAGCAATTGGGCTTGGTTTTGAAAGAGAGAGGGAACGGAATGGAAACATAACCAAAACAATTCGATGGGACAATATTAAGAAATATTTGTCGGAAATAGATGATAGATATTTGACCCAAGAAGTTGGGTTAGATTTATTTATCTTAGAATCAGATTTTTATGAATTAGCTATGGTGGCAAAATCAGAAACAGCAAAAGCGTTCAGAAAGAAGATTGCTAAGGAAATCCTTCCTGCTATCCGGAAACATGGAGCATATATTTCTGAAAACGCAACTCCGGAGCAATTGGATCATTTGATGGAAAATCAAATTGTGGAGTTTTATACTGGAGGAGGAGAAAGATCCGCTCAACGCATCCGCCAGCTGATCTTTGATAAGAAATTCGACAATTTGGATCTTATCAAATCTTTCAACTATATCTATGATAGATTGTCATCTAGTTATAGAGGAGCGTTTATCAAAAGTTTTAAATATGCTTTGGACGAGGCATACGATCGTGTTCTCACTGGAGATGATAAGAAGATGAAGAAGATCGCTATGGAAAACTTGCGAACCAAAGGAGAGCTTCTTTACCGGATTGAGAACCAACATCACCAGAGAGATAATAGATCTTATGGTCAAAAACTAAGACATGCAATTAAAAACAATCAATCAAAATGAACAATCAAAAAGGAAACGATAAAACAGTTTTAGTCAACATTTCTTTATTGATCGGGAATCTCATAGTTATCAATACGCAAAGTGATGATACCGCTGAGATTATTGAACACAAGATACGAATGGCTATAGAAAAAATAGCAAAGAGCATATCGTTTAAATAACCATATCTGGAAAATCTCTTATAGTGTTTAGGTAAACTTGACAGACTATCAGAAGATCATTAAAATCTAAAGTAGGGTTGTCACATACAGCTTTGTTGCATGCTTGTTGGAATTTAACCAACTGATCGCCACTTAGCCCATAGAGTTTACCTGAATCCTTGAAATAATCAAACAATTTGTTTTCCATGATACATTTTATATTATGAGTACAAAGATAATCAGATGAACAATATTGAACAACAAATCTACGATAAAATCGTAAGAGCAAATAAGGAGTACCGGCAAGGTACTCCTATCATGACAGACTTTGCTTATGACATATTGGTTGATGAGTTAAGATCCATCAATCCGGATCATGAGTGGTTTAAAAAGGTGGAACCGGGAATGGATATTGTGGATCGGAAAGTAAAACTGCCGTTCCCGATGAGATCGTTGGATAAAGTGAAGACTTTTGAGGAGCTATGTCTGTGGTTCGATAAAGTTGGTATAGGACCAAATGACGATGTGGTTATCACTCCAAAATATGATGGTATTAGCTTGTTATGCAATGAGAATGACTGGATGACATATTCCAGAGGTGGTAACGACAATGAAGGGATGGACTGTAAGCGACATATGGATCTAATGTCTTCTGTATGGCATCATGACAATGCTCCTGTTGAATATACCTTTGGCGAGGCTATTATCCCAAAATCAATATGGAAAGATAATTTCGAAGGTAAGATAAATCCATTGAACGGTCAACCATATAAATCTGCGAGGAACACCGTGGCTGGGTTATTTAGGCGAGACGATCCGCCTTCGGAATTACTTAAACACGTGTATTTTATGCGATACGGAGCCTTTGGAGAAGGGGTTGATAATTTTCTTATATAGATCTCCTTGACCACATGGAAGCATATTTTGTTTATGTGGCAAGAATACTTCATACATTTGCCAGCTTTTTGAACGCCTCATTCCTTAAAGAGTTATTTGATAGTTGGAGTCAAGATTTTGCTATTGATGGCCTTGTTATCTACGTGAACAATATGAGGCGTTGGAAAGAGATTGGCCGTCACCCATCAACAGGCAATCCTCAGTGGGCCGTAGCCTATAAACCTGAAGAGTTTACGGATGCTGAGATCACCACTGTTCAATCCGTCAATTGCAAGGTGTCTAAATCCGGATATCTAAAACCGACTGTGGCTGTTGACGCTGTAGAGCTAGAAGGGGCTACAATTAACAATCCTACCGGATATAACGCTAAGTTTTGTTTTGATAATGGTATTGGTACTGGCGCTGAGATAAAAATAATCCGTTCCGGGATGGTTATACCAAAAATCCAAGACGTAATTTATCCTGTATCCAATGATGTCGTGGAGGAAGCTTTCAAGCTCTGCCCTTCATGTGGGAAGGAAACAGTCTGGAATGACTCCTTGGTCGAGCGTATGTGCCCAGACCCGCTTTGTCCCGGTAGATTATTGGCTAAGTTGATTTACTTCTGCGAGAAGTTGGAGTATGATGAGATAGGAGAGGAAACCTTGAAGGCGATCTTTAACTCCGAGATCAAGTCCCCGGGAGATCTTCTTCATACGGATCTTTCAACGCTACAGAAGATAGATGGCATTGGTTACGATACCGCTAGCAAGATCATAGAGAAGAACCGAGGCATTTTTGATGATGGTGTTTCTCTCCCTAAGTTAATGGAAGCATCCGATTGTTTTGATGGAATAGGAGAGAAGAAGGCAACAATCTTATTGTCTAATGTAGATAATGTGACCTTGAGGTTATGGATCTCTGGAGAATTAACATTTGCTGGATACTTAGTGATGACAAAAATCATGTCTATGACAAAAGGGGTAGGTGATAAGATGATAGATGAGTTCTCGAACAAGTGTCAAGGTTTTGTTGAGTGGGTGAGGGGGAACGAGATTCCTATTGCTTGGGAGAAAGATGAGCCTTTGGGAACATCATTATCCGGGATGAAGATTTGCTTTACCGGTATTCGAGACAAACAACTAGAATCAAAAATTACGAAAGCCGGTGGAACCATGTCTGGGTCAGTTAGTAAAAATACCACTTATTTAGTAGCTGATGATATAAATTCCTGTTCAAGCAAGGCTGAGAAGGCTAGAGCATTATATTAAAATGTAATTGTAGCTTTGCCTAAGAATTAAAACAAAATTATTAAGAGTTATGGCAAAAAAAGGTGTATTAACAAAGTCTGATTATCTTCCATACGAAGAGTTTCTGTCAACATTAGAAAAATTGCGCGAGGATAGGCTTTATTGGGAGGAATTGTATTTTACTATTGCATTTGCTTCGGCTTTACGGGTGTCGGATATTCGTATGTTGAAATGGGAAAATGTGCTAAATAAAAATAGTATAATCTTGATAGAGAAAAAGACAAAGAAGAACCGGGAAGTGAGATTGAATGATGAGACTGTTAGTATCATAAAGGAATTATATACTTTAATGGGGAAGCCTTCGGTAAACTCTTATTTATTTGAAGGATATAAGAACAAGCCTATGGGGATTTGGCAGATCAATAAAAGATTGAAAGATGTCAAGGATAGATATAATCTTTCCATTGATCATTTTTCCACCCACAGCTTTCGTAAAACATTCGGCAGATATCTTTACGAGGCAAACGGGAGAAGCCAAGAATCCTTGATGATGCTCAAAGAGGTATTGAATCACTCAAATGTTGGTACAACATATACTTATATTGGGATAAGGACCGGATGAGATCAATAAATTTATTAACGGATTACAACTAAGAAGACATGCTTGATTTGAATACTTATAAAACACGGTTGTTATCTTATGATGAATATAGGTATGAAGATTCAGAAAGGTGGAGGTCGCTATATCAAGGATGAGGTAAGCTTCATTTTGTTCGATGTAAAGATTGATAAATGGTGGTTAAGGAGACCTGATATAGAGGAGATAACTGGCGATCTGGCAATCAAGGTAGTTCCAGTGATTGGCTATATGACATTCGAGGAAGCGATTGAGTATGTTAGTAATGGCTACAAGTCATTGATCGCTGAAGATACTACATATGATGCTGAAGGGTTAGTCTTGAAAACTGATTTAGGATTGCTTGATAGGAGCGGTCAAAGGATTATTGCGAAAATTAAAGCTAGGGATTTTTGGTGGGTAAGAAATTGA